TTGAAAACCAGGGGAAGGTGCTGATCGCCTTCCCCATTTTAATAACATAACAACAACATATTATGAGCAACAAGTTTATTAGCAAAGGACAGAGGAATGTCTGTGTGACGTTTGTGAAGTATTATCCTGTGTTGATGCAGGTTGTTATGTTAGCCAGCATTTTTGATGAGTTTTATCCTTTTAGTATCACTAATTGGCTGTATCCGATATTAGGTCATTCTCTATCATGGGACCTATTTCTCTTGGCTTTTTCAAGAATGTTCAGGTTTTGTATATGGCATAGGTTATTGATCTATAGTATGATTTTTAATATCTGTGTAGAATGGGTTACGGTTAATATTGAGATGCCTATTGAACACAATATCGTAGTGTGGTCTGTTATGGCTGTTACTCTTTTGATAATCATTGCCCCTATTGTTTTAAGGTTTAAAACAGGATGTTTTGAAAATGAAAGAAATTCTGACAGAGACGCTGCGTAAAAGCGGTGCGGCGGTATGCGATAAGATAAAGGAGATGTTTTTAAGCGGGGAATGCGATCATCTTACAGCCAACGATCTTGAGACATGGACGCAGCTTGCTAATCCGGCTAAGTACTATACCGGAGAAGAGGCTGTTTCTTATCTTAATGTAACTTCTAAAAGATTTTATGAATATCGTAAGGCTAAGTTGGTTCCTGATCCGGTTAAGATAAAGGGATTCCCTAAACCTTTATATACGAAAGTTATGTTGGATGAGGCTATAAAAACCATATCCGGCATGAGTGAAAGAGATATTTATATGAGGATCTTGAATGCTAAATCAAGAGAATCAAGAGCAAAAGAAAGGAGGGGAGCATGATCACTAATGGTGAATTTGTATCAAGAGTCGTAAACGGTATTCATGCCCTTGACAAAGATTCGCATGTTAGTCGGAGATGGATATTGAATATCGGTAGAACTAAAGCCGAATCTTATACAGCACAGAGGTGGGATGACGGGACGTTACTTGGTGACCACCGGCTCCTAACTTACGTTACTTGCCTGGAGATGATTGAAGTTGATAAAATAGTTTGCTGCGATGCCGAATTTGCGTTATGTAATACTTTGATGCGGTCAAAGCATAAGCTTCCAGGACTTCTTTATTCTGCCCTTAGACCGGCTATTACTAAGGTGACTAACGTAGATAACACTATATTTTTTAAGTTCGCTGAAATAAAGTCGTATCGCAATGAACAAAAAAGACCGTATGCTAAATACGTTAAAGAACGTCGTCCTTTTTATTATGTAGAAAACGACTATATTTATATACCGGATTTCCATATAGAGCTTATTAACGTAGAGTTCTTTACAACAAGAAGAAAGAAGGCTCTGGAGTTAATGGCTTGTGATCCTACACCTAAAGGGTGCGAGTCTGAATGGGAATACGAATTTATCTGTCCTATCAAGCTAATTGAGTACGTGGTAGCAGAGACGATAAAGGAAGTAGCGTTCAGGCTACAGATTCCTGTTGATGAAAATCCGAATCTTGATTCCAATCAGAAAAGTCAAATTGTTCAGTGATTCTTTTTATTGGACACCCGGCCATAGTTATATAGTTTGGCCGGGTGTTTTTTTGTACTATTTCAATGCAAGAACAGGGTTTCCCCATTTTCTTTTCCATTTATCTCCGAGGTAATTTATCAAAGAATTGTAATCTTTGATAAAACCGTCATCAATAACAGAGGCTATGACGTTCTCTATAGCTATTATGTCATTGAGCTCATCTTTGCTGGCAGTATTCCTTATCCCATCTTCGTGTTTATTAAAAACAATGAAATTAATAGCTTTAGCAACTCTCTTTATATTGTCTTTCAAGTCATTCTTGTTTGGAACTATTTTGCTTATTGCGCTACACATCCTAACGTATGCATCGCCGGCTTCGTTCCGGTTTTCTATCAAACCATCTGTGAGCCAAATGACAACCTCTGCGTAAATTTCTGGATCCATCTCTAATGCAATCATAACAAACAGATATGGATTGACAAACCATTTTTGATCTACTCCTTTTCCTTTTTTGTAGGCAAGGTCTAATTTACCAAGATCCATTACACTGCTGATATTCAGGATATTATCTTTGAGTCCGAGATTTCTCCTACTCAATAAGTCCCTGTCATTCAACTTATTAAAAAGCTCGAAACATCTCTCCCTAAAAGAAGAAGTTAGCATTATTTCGTTAATCCATCTTTCTTTTAACCCTTTTTCTTTTCTTTTTTTGTTCATGGCCGATACGGCGTCTGTTATACATATGTAACCATCTTTAGACATAACAGACACGTTCATTCCTAACAAAACTCGATCTTTTGATTGTAAAACAACATTTGATTTCATAACTTTACTACGATTTTAATTTTGTAAAATATAAGTCTACCTGTCCGTGAGGATCGGTAGACTTTGCAAATATAGAATAGTATTTTGACGCAACAATATATTCTAATGTTAATTATCTGAAATGTATAATTTTAATTTTTGAATTATGAAAAGAACATCAATACAATCACCGTATTTTGCAGCTTACTACCATCGTCTTATGAAGAGAAAGAATGGTTTTAAGAAAGGCATGATAAGAGACAGAGGAGAGATTTTAAGAATGTTGTCTATTATATGGAAAACCGTATCAGAACATTATGTGGAAGCTGATGCTGGTGTTTACGTAGATAACGTGGGCTACTTATGCCATGTGCTTATACCGGGCCAGCGCTTTACCGTCAGGCGGGACCTGGACATCGTGAGCAGGCTCGGCACCAACGGCTACCTCTACAACCACCTGGCTATGGATTTCGCAGACTCTAAAAGATATTACCATTTTGTAATACAAGATAGCTTGAAAAAGAAGTTAAGGGTTAAAATGAATAAAGGACGAAGATATCGATTTATGTACAATGAAATACTTGCTAAAAGAAGAGTGTTTAAAGATTTCCAGATTAAGAGAGTTTTCGAAGATAAAGAATTAGGACACAGAAAGTCGTAGAAAAAAAGTAGCGATCACCCTTTGTAGATACAGGATAATCGCTACTTTTGCATATCCGTCTACTTTCTCAAGCAGGCGGATACAAAAAAACAATTCCTATTATGGGAACAAAGGTAAACAATTTTCAAAACAATGCGAAGAACAGTAACATTATTTTGACGCAAAAATCCAGCGAAACGGAAACAAACGGGAGCGTAACAATCTTTAAAAATTCAGAATTTGGAGATATTAGAACCATAGTAGATCCAAATGGAGATGTGTGGTTCGTGGCTATAGATGTAGCTCGATCACTTGGCTATGCTACGCCTAAAAATCCAATAAAAAGACATGTTGATGAAGAAGATACCATTCTTTTGCAACTGTCTGATTTTCAGAGGGGCTCGTTTTGGGCTCCCTTGGAAATCAATGAGTTAGACAGCATACGTGTAATCAATGAATCTGGGTTATATTCTCTTGTTTTGTCATCAAAATTAGAATCGGCAAAGAAGTTTAAACGATGGGTAACATCCGAGGTTCTCCCCTCTATAAGAAAAACGGGTTCTTACTCTATAACTCCTAAAGATTATCCATCTGCCTTAAGAGCTTTAGCTGATGAGGTTGAAGCCAAGAACAGAGCCATAGCAGAGAGGGTTCAAGCTGAAGCCGAGAAACAGCAAGCTATAAAGACAATAGAAGAGCAGCGTCCCGATGTGGAGTTTGCGGAGTCGTTCAAGAAAGTTGATCATGAAAACATGTGGTTGATTAGAGATATCGCGAAGAAGCTTGAACAAAATGGTATTATCATCGCCGAGAAGAATCTTCGTTTGTTTCTTGAGGAAGTCAAGTTCATGTTCAGAAATGGGCAGGGTAGATGGGAGCTATACAGTGATATTGTCAAAAATAAGTTTGGTGTTTACAGATCATATTTTGTTGACAAATATTCTGGGGAAAGAGTTAATCAGCAAACCATCTACATGACTGGTGCCGGATATGAAGTCACGCTTAAGGGGATAAAGGAAAAGTGTAGGAGCCTTTTCTTGAAGTACGGCAAGTTTGAAGATCCTAACTTTTGAAGACACAAAATATGGCGTCATACATATTATTCATATCTTTGTGGAGGTCAGGTTCGTTTCCTGTCCTCCATTTTTTTTAAGAGATGACAGTCGAAAATTATATCATAGAGTTAAAATCGTCTTTAAGATCATTTGACAAGCGTGATCTGATAGATGAGGTATCCATCTACAAATGGATAGAAATTGCCCTGAAGAAGTTTGGAGGCGATATTACTATGCGCAAAGAAGCGGTAGTGGATGTCAAGCGAGGGCAGGCCCGTATGCCTGGTGATTACTTTGATCTTATTTTGGCTTTTAAATGCGATTTTAAAGGATATGAGGTGCCGGAAGGTGACAAGGTGATATCAGAACTTCAAAATACAATAGCTTGGAAAGAACGTACCGAAAGAAGTTATAGGTGGTGTTCTTGCGATGAATGTTGTAAAGACGAATGCGAGAAAGTGATAGTTGAAAAATTTTATATCAATGTTCATGATCGCGATCATGAAGTTCGTTGCTATTATGACCGGCCGGTAATGTTAGGTCTTGCTAAGCCTATGCTTCGTGATTCTTGTTTAAGTAAATGCCGGAATAAGGTAATAAAGGATAGTCCGTATGAGATAAATATCGTAAACGGATTCCTGTATGCTAATTTCGATGGTCCTATTTACATGCAGTACCGGTCTCTTCCTTTCGACGGAGAATCTAATATAATTATACCAGACACGCCTCAAGGTCTGGTATTGGATTATGTGGATAATTTTGTAAAGATGAGATTCTTTGAGGAACTGATGTATAATGGAGAGGCACAAGGAGCGGCCGATTTGTTCAAGTTGTATGCACAGCAAGATTTGGTTAAGCTGAAAAATGCTAAGACCGAACTTAAGATGATGGGAATGACATTGAAAGGTATGTATGAACCTCTTAGGCGGCGTCGTGCCGAGTTTGAGATTTATTCTAAGGCATATCCTGTAATTGACAACATGCTTAAATTGGTATGACAGAAGTAGTTCTATTTATATATTTGTCTGGCGTTATCGCATCCATGATTGTTTGGTCAATCAGGCAATTTAAAGGAGAGGCGAGTTTGGTAGAGACAATGTACTGCCCGGTAGTATTTTTGTTGAGCTGGATATACGTATTTGAAATATTTAAAATGAAATAATATGTTAGAGGTTAAAGCAAGCGAAATAGTAACCGCCGACAAAATGAGAGGCATAGGACCGGCAAACATCATCTTCACAGCCGGCCCTAATCCGGTAGCTGAAGATCGTAGAGGCGTAGCTAAGGTAACGGCTGGTGGAGAGAGTAAGAACGTTACAATCACACAAGCTGCCGGCGAGCAGGTTGTTGTAATTCCTGAGTTCGATTATCTTGTTCTTAGGTATGGATGGGAATCAGAAGACGGCTCCGATTTTGATACTGCAACCGGTTTCACCAATACAGGCATCTCAGATGTAGATAATAAATACGTTGGATGGAGTAAGCAGTGGGCTACTACCCAACAACAGGTAGGTGATTACCTTGTTTATGGTGGTGATAACATGCAGTCCGGTCTTGAAGGTGCGCTTATTAAGATGAAGACCTTGCTATCAGCGCCTGGAATGGACGAGTCGGAACCTAATATCAATGCTGATATCTATGGTAATTGGTATGGAAATAGAGGGCGAGGAAATGTTGTTGTGTCTTTTACAGCCTACCTTGGAGGAGAGATGGTTAAACAAGGATTTAATTTCATTAATGAAGGAGGTACGGAAGTTTACTCCGACAGCATCACTACTAACGTTTCGGCTCATGGTGAAACCAATTACCAAAATATAAAAGGTTTGTACACTAAGATGGGTACGATGGTTTATAATAAGGAAAAGCGTGATTGTGTTATTGTTATAGGTTAAGGTGATGGAAGGTCTTTGGGATAAATACAATAGGATTAAGGAGGTGTTTTATCGGGATTTTGTTTATGATTCCAGCTACACAGAGCAGGCCTCGTGCATCCCACTGTCGTCGGTGAAGAACGGGGCAGGCTGGGTCGGCGACGGAACTATCAACCTGGCTCATTATCTCCAGTTTATATACACGGAAATGGTTCTTGGCAGCAAGACAGAAGATGATGTGCGTAATTCCATATTGGTACTTACCCGTCTTGCCGATACTACTTATGATCTATTTTTTAATAACAACAAAGGTATTTATTTCAAATTCGAAAAAGGATTTTTCTTAAGAGACGATATCCATAGCGAAGACGCAAGCAAATTCGGTCTTACCAAGATAAGCTCCGGATATACTAATGGTATAGAGTTAAAAGATGAAAACCCTTGCTTCTCCCCATTCACTTCACAAGATCAGATCTGGAATCTGGCTCCTATATTAGCTTTCTTGTCAGAAAAAGGATTTGAAGAAGCCGGGCAAGTAGGATACGATATTTTTGAGTACGTTATTAGAAACAGACACAAGATATACAATCCTTATTATAGCGCCTTGCTTCATCATTGGACATTCCTTCCTGATATGGATACCGATAAGGTTAAGCCGTGGGATAGGGTTAGTAACCGGAATAAGAATCTTAAATACAAAGTTAAGGTTAAGAGAGGGGCTAACAATTGGTACTTCTCTGGAGGGTTCAGATGGGCATTTAAGAAGTTTGGAGGCAAGTGTAGTACATTCTGGCATTGCCTATGGTATAAGCCATTTATATTTTTAGCAGATAGGGTATATCATCCATATGTATGTAAATGGTTCGGTATTAAGGTTAAGAACAATTCTTACTATTGCCTTGGATCCACAAATGAAAAATCATGGTACGGTCCTAAGTTCAGAAAGAGGCTGGTTAGTAAATTTAATAAGTCTTTGGAAGGTGGAGAATTGTTTATGCCGCATCTTGTTTTTCTTAAAGAGTGTGAAGATGTTGATGAAAGTAAGTTAAGGTCTTATCTTGAAAAATGGGAATGGGATGGAGTTAATTCTCCTATTGAGTTTTTGATTTTGTGCAACTGGTATAAAATTATTTTTTTTGACAATGAAAATATTTTATAATTCAAAAATAGCTAAGTTGTTTACGTTCATTGACGGCTATAAAACAATTATGCTGTTTGGAGCCGTATTTACCGAACGTGATGCTATATCATTGAAGGCCGAATATCATGAAGAGGCGCATTGTAATCAGTATCATACAATGTTTTGTTTTGGTATGTTTATATCGTTGCTTACAATAGGATTGTGTCTCTTATTCGGTAATGCAGGGTGGTGGATGCTGTGGCTGTCTCTTATTCCGATATTTTTATACTATTCATGGTATTTAATTGAGTACCTGATTAGGTTGTGCATATATCGCAATCACGATAAGGCATATCACAATATCGTATTTGAAAGAGAGGCTTTCGACTTAGAAAAGTATTGGAATAAGCATGATGTTTTGAGGAAGGAGTCGAAAGGATTTAGCTTCTTGAAATATTACGGGAAGGAGTATTATCATGAGTAGGAGAAGATATTTTGAGGAACAGAGATCTGGTAATGGAGCTATTTATCATTGTGTTGAAATCGATACCGATCATGATAATCGTTTTGAGGTACTTGATTTAATGAGTAAAGATGAATCAGATACAATTAGCCCAGATAAGGTGAATAATGTCTTGAATCAGCTTAGGCAAGGATCATGTTTTAACATTCATACTCAGAGTACAGTTTCTTTTGAGGTTATAGAAAAGAGAAGTAATGCTATATTTATCAAATTTAATCCAACTCTTGCTCCAAGTGAACAACATGGCATTATATATAGGTTTCAGATAAACAATAAAAAATATGTTTTTATGTTTTCTAACAATTATGACGGCAAGAGTGACCTTATACAAAACGCAGATGAGGATGTTGATTGTATGACATACGCGCAGGATACCAGTCTTTATTCTAATGATTCTTTCTTTGTATTTGTTTGATTATGTATGTTAAATATAATTATATGATTTACAGTAAGTTATTATATATATGGGGGGGGGTAATCCTTAGTATGTTATGAGACGTCGTTTATTGCAAAAAAATAGGGAACTTGAAGACTTTATCATAAGGTTTTATCCGGCAGGAAATTATACATGGACGGTTCCATCTGGATGTAGGGAGGTTGATGTGTTTCTTGTCGGTGGTGGATGCGGAGGCAATAGAGGATATTCAGATACAGGAGGAGCTGGAGGATATACAAAAACCTTTAAAAAAGATACATCCGGATGGAGAGATGGTGATGCTATCCCTGTTATACCGGGTCAGTCAATTTCAATAAGAGTTGGCAAAGGAAGTAGTAGAAGTTCTAATAGTACTCCACCTAATGATGGCGGATACTCGCAATTTCTAAACTCGAATTATAGAGCTTATGGAGGGAGTATGGATGGATACGAAAATGGTCCATGGCGTTCAGATGGCGGTTCAGGTAGCGGTGGAGGAGGTTCTATAGGAGGTAATGGCGGTTCGGATGGTGGTAATGGATCAAACGGCAGCGCTCATAAAGGAGGTATAGGACAAGGTCATACGACTCGAGATTTTGGGGAATCTTCAGGTAAACGGAATGCTGCTGGTGGTGGTGGTGGTGGAGGTGAAATATATGGAGAAGCAGGAGTATCTGACTATGAAGAAGGTAAAGGAAGTGGAGTAAATGGTGGCGGTGGTTATGGTGGCGGTGGTGGATCAGAAGGTGACGGTGGTGATGGTACTGTTTTGATTAGGGGTAGAAGATATAAATCGTAAGTAGATGTTATGAGACGAAGATTTGAAAATGTTAATATGGTGATGGGTAATTGTTTCTCTCCTGTAATGGAAGGGAGTCAATTTAAATGGAATAATATTGTAGTTAATAGTCCAGTATATATAACTCCAATAAGAAGAAAGAAATTCAAGATAAGTTTTGGAGAATTTGATTTATCCAAGGTTTTGTCTAATGTATCATCTAATTGTGATATTATAATAAGAGATAAATCTGCATATACATTTCTATTGTTACTTCTGTCTGCTGATCATTCTAAATGCAGTTTGTTTAATAATCATCTAACAGTTAATACCCAGGATTTACCAAGATATATTTTTTACATTGATTCCGAACATGAGGAACTGTATTCATACAAAGACGGGGTTTTAGAAAGTAATGTGACGATAATGGATCCAGTTGATAATTATTTCTATAATTATATTGATATTCAAATAAGAAATTTCAATGATAATCCTATCCCCGATTTTTATGTAGGTGTGGTCGATAAAGTAGGAGACTGAAAATGTATTTCTTTTCTTCACCTACTTTAGAAATCCATGATTAAATCTCTTTTTCTATCTTTGTGACAAACAGTTATAAAATGGCAGCAGAAGATAACAGAAACATAGCGGTTCCTCAAACAGGTATGAACCGAGATCTGCATCCGTCGAGTCTTACGGATCAGCATTATACGTTTGCCTTGAATGCCAACATCGAATCCGAGGATGGTAATGTTGGGATGAGATCTAACGAGTACAGTAATCTTAAATGCATTGATTTCGATGGGTTTAAGGTTATTGGTTATAAGAATGATCTTACTTCAGGCAATATCTATTTTTTTATAACAAATCCTGAAACAGGCGTATCTAAAATAACTTATTTCAAGCCTGAATCCGATACAAGTATCTTGTCTGATTCTGATATAGAATCTATGGTAGAAGGATCGGAGTCGTTGTGTTCTGGCATGAAAACCCTGCTTGAAGACAACGAGCAAGATCCGTGCCTTAATTTCTCTATCTACCATCCTATAAAAACCATAGAAATAAAGACAGAGAAATGTGGGAAATGCATTTACTGGACTGACGATTATAATCCTCCCAGGTATGTTATTGTAGACAAGGCTCTGACTCCTGATGATGAAGGTGATATATGGTATCATTATCATGGGTATAAGATATGTGATAAAGAATACGATAGGGACAAGTTCATGCAGGAGAATGGTTGTTTTCTGGCTTGTGAGAAGCTTAGGGTGTTTCCGCTGCTGGATCAGCCATGCGTGGAGCCGGTACAGATCGAGTACGGGGGCAGCCTGCGTGCGGGCGTGTATCAGTTTGCTGTGGCCTTGTGCGATGAATTTGGTAACGAGAAAACTAACTATACTTCATTGACTAACCCTGTTCATGTATTTGATGAACAATATATTAGAATTAATGATGGGAAATGGGGAGAAAGAACTAATCTTGGTATAAGACTTAAGGTGTCTAATTTGGATAGGCAAGTTAGTCATTACAAGGTGGCTGTTATTCAAAACACTGTTGGATATAATGGTGAAACACAACCTGTAGTCGATTATTTCATAGAAGGTATTCATCCTATTACAGAGAAGACTATATACTATTATTCTGATCTTAATAATAAGAGGACAATATTTGAACATATTTCTTTAAAAAGAGCCATATATAATACATCGAGAGGAATAGTATCGGTTGGAAACCGTCTTTTGCAGTATGGTCTTACTGCTGAAAAAGAGTGGAATTTACAACCTGTAGTTTCTCTTATGGGGCATTTCCTAAAATGGCAGGCATCGGTAGCCCACGAGGATCTGTATAAAGATGGTAATGCTTGTTCGTTGTATGTTGGATACATGAGGAATGAAGTATATCCTTTTTCTATATCATTTAAGACATCTACTGGTTATAAAACTCCAGCGTTTGTTCTTATTCCCCCGCCTTCTGATAAGGCAAGAGAGGAAATGAACAAAGACAGTATCCCATACCAGTCTATAAACGCATATGCTCCGGATTGTTCAGGAGTGGAAAGGAAATATGTATGGCAGTATAGCAATACGGCAGGAGATGGGATATTGATTGACGACGATGCGGTTGTTATAGATGAAGAACAGAAAGAGTGTAATAACCCGGCTACCGTAGGTCAAACTGTTATAGTGGAAAGCAATTTCGCTACTTTTAAAGGGAAATCAAGATTTATTATCGATTATGATGATATTGTAGGAACCCCTATAAATTATTTGTCTGAAAATATAGGTCTTGTAGCTTGTAACAATAAGGAGAATGGAGACAATGAAAGACAGATATGCGATATAGCTACCAATTACAGAGAAGACGGAGCACAGGATTATATGGAACCAATTGATCATATTGGGTTACCAGAAATGGAAGGGGACTGCGAAGTTCCCCATCGTCAAGAATCTATATTGTCTGCTCCAGTTCCTTTAATAACAGGTCTTGTGGAAGATTATATATATAAGGTTCTTAGTGAAATGGAACATGTCTCTACAGATTATCTATACACCACAGGAGGAGAGAATCAGAATAAGTATTCTGTGTTGTTTAACTATGAGACAATGGACTCTTTATCTGAATGGATGGAGGAAGCATTTTTTGGATATAGCGCTGGCAGCATATCAGGTGATGGCAATCAACATCTTTGTTCTGAGTTTTATCCATATTTACAACCTGGATCTGTTTTAAAAACCGTATCTGATGCTATATACGTATTAGATACCATGCCTTGTACATGCGGATGTTACATTGAGAGTTATTGTTCTGATCCTACTGTGTCAAGAACTGATTATAACAACTTTCAAAATTATAATTATCTTCTTGGAAGTTATATTCTTCATATAGATGGATGGAGTCAAAGGATAAATGGTGTGGGAGATTGGAGAGCCGGCAGATCTACCAGTACGGTCATAAATAATCAGTATAGATCAAAGAACGGGCCCAGGTATTGTATTGAGCAATTTTGGCCTGAAGCTTCTGAGAAGTTGCAAGATATGATATATAAAAATTCAGATACCGGTATAGCTGAAACTGATTGGAAATTTGAGGGGTATGTGAACAATGCTACATTTAACAATCCTACGGGGGATAAGCTTAATATTGGATTCGCATCTGAATTTGTGGTATGGAAGTTTGTCAGAAATGTAATGACAAATGCCAGGTTTATCAGAATCAACAGACCAGAAGAGTGGGACATAGAAGGTTATAAAGATGAGAACAAAGTTCTTTATCTTGAAGCTCTTGGAAAGGTAGATGGCATAATGGATGCTGTGTCTACCAATTACGTTCGTGTTTCTTTTTGGAAGGATGTTGAAACATGGTCCCCTCTTGGAATAGTACCAGTTGAATTTGATAGACCTGAGTATGAATCATCTCATTCTGTTATTATTAACATAGCAAAACCAGCTTTCGGAGAAATAAATGAAGAGTTTTTTGATTCTATAGGTCAAAATTATTTTTATGTTACAATAGAATCTCCTATTGTGGCAGTTCCTTGGATAATGACGTTTAGACAAATTCAATTTTGTTCTTATAAAAATTATGATACCCCAGAAGAAGAGGAAGAAGAAGGGAAGAAGCCTTCCCGTGCTATTCTTGGAGTCGCTTTTGCTACGGGTAAAACCATATATCCTTATATTTTTGGTGTAAGAGAAAAAGAAATAAATAAGGTTGATTTGTCTGTTGATTCAATAACATTAAGATCAACAGTCGTATTTGCATCAAAATGTCAGACATGTGGAGATAGGCCCATCAATTGTAAGCCTCGTCCTTATAAATACGGAGATTTTGCATATTGGGAATCATCTGAGAAATATCCTGCTAATTTTGAACTTTATGATAGTAGTAGGATGAAAATAGACACAGGCAGATCTTATGATGATCCAAAAAAAACAGAAGCTTATTCTAATATTATGAATAAGTTGACAGAATATTATGGTGCTCCTTTGTCAGACAAAGATGGATTATCTTATTTCAAGGGTCATTCTTATGGAGGAGTAGATACTTCTACCGTATTTTGCCAACAACCTATACGTCATTACCGGTTCCCAGATAATAAGCATATACCTTTTATGAACAGTGATGAACGTGGGTATGACATAGCTTCTGAAATATATCCGGTAGGTATTATGGTAGATGAGAACACCATACAAGTGTTTTTGGATTTTGCGGTAGATTCTGGTTTGATTACGCAACAACAAAGAGATACGATTGTAGGATATGAACTGTATCGTGGAGATAGGAGGCTAAATAGGTCGGTTGTGGCTTCAGGATTAGCCTATGATATGCTTAGATACATAGGAGACGATGGTAATGTGAATATCTATCCTAATTACCCATATAATGACCTATCACAAGATCAATATAATTATACGTCTGGCAAAAGAGACGAGTTTATATCCCATCCTTTCGACAAAGGAGGAAACGTGTGGTATTCATTCTGTTCGCCTGATATTTATTTCAACAAGCCCGAACTTCCAAATGAAGTATGTATAGACGGGTTTCAAAGAGGAATGTCTGTAGGCAGTTTTATACCTGTCGAAGATCATCCAAAATGGACTATCTTAGGTCCTGCCGCTTATACGATGGCTGCGTCACTTGCCGCAGTTGAATCAAGTGCCACAATAGCCGCTATGATAGCAGAAGAGCTTCAGATAAGGGCTCAGTCTGGATACATAGGAGGGTCGGCTGGTCTTACCGGAGGAGGATTCCTAACGAATTTAAGTGTGGCCATGCTGTTTTCTTCAATGGTGTCAACCATCAGTCAAACTATTGCTAAGGGCCCGATATTGTACGGTAAGTACCGTTATGATTGGCTTAATACGTTTATAAACAATGGACCAAGACGTAATCATGCATGGTATTATACTTCTGTAGGATTATATAATTCAATGATAGGTATAACGGACCAGGATAAGTATGAACGAAATTTTGCTCGTGGTTTATCTTCTGTTAAGTACATGAAGTCCGGTGTATATCCTATGATGGATGCCAGTATGTCATCTAAATGGGGAACCAGTAAAAACGATAATGAGGGACGATTCTTATTTGTTAATAATATAGATCGTGAATCTTCGTTATTTTTATCATTTGGTGATCCAGGTGAAAAAGGAGATGGTAAATCGAAATATTTATTGGAATATCCGAACTATGTCTACAACTACGACAGTAGCCGTATAGATGATTCGGTTATTGCTGGAAGAGATGTTGTAGCAGGAAGAACATTCGAGCAATCCAAATCAGTTTCATACATCTGTTCTCCGTATATGAGGCTTATGCGATATAGGCCGGATCAATATGGTCAAATAGAAGATATAAAATGGATTTCCATAGGTGGATGTGGATTTTTCACTAATGAAAAGAAACTGATGTTCGGTGGTGATACGGTGATAACCAGATTTTCATTAAAGAGAAAATTTCCTGTTTTTTATAATAGTGCTTTTGGCATTGGAGATATGATACCTTTCCCTTACATGGATTATAGAAATGTAGGATATCCAAGATATTTTGTTAATTATGATACAGGGGAAGATGCGCTTGAAACCACGGATAACGAACGTTTCAATAGTTGGACATCGTCTAATAAAGGAAGATATGCTTTTTACCCAAATAGGAAGAGCTTGTATGAATTGAATGGTGACACCTCCGGTAAGTATGTAGATGGCAGATTTTATACATGGTTCTATGGTATTCCTCAGTTCCTTGTAGAGTCTGAAATAAATTGTAATTTCAGATTAGAGGGCCCTCAGCCTCATGAATTATTCTATCCAAAAGTAGGGGATTTTGTATGGTGGACACAAGAAAAGAACGTATCTATCCATAGGGACAATGATTACAAGATAAGTCCTATCTATTCATCAAGAATGACATTAACACCTAATGTATTGCCGGCAACATACGAACGTCGTTTTTATGATTGTGCTTACCAGCGACCTAATGGTGTTATATGGAGTAGGGCTGACGTATCTGAAAATAGCCAAACAGATCCGTGGCTAACGTATAAACCTATGGATTATCATGAGTTCCCTACCAGTAACGGTAAACTGATCCATATGAAGCGTATTGAGTCTAATCAGATTCTTGTCAGGTTCGAGGATCAAGTTTCGCTCCATAACGCCATAGACGTAATCAAGGAGCGCACCTCCCCAGGGCAGGCTGAGATGGGCACCGGCGGTCTGTTTGCGTCCCGGCCTCTGGAGTACAACACGACCGACCTTGGTTATTCTGGAACCCAGAGTACTGAAATAATTAGTTCAGAATTTGGTCATTTCTGGGTAGATACTAAAAGAGCACAGGTGTTTATGACCGACCCGAACGGACGTAATCTTAAGGAACTTAGTGTAGGGATCAGGCATTGGCTCAAGCGTCATCTTCCGTTTAAGATTCTTAGATATGGAATAACTAATATCTTAACCGGTACAGAGATGACAGAAGAAGATACGGATAATAAATTTATCGGTCTTGGTCTGTCTCTTGGATGGGATAATAGGTATAAGAGGGTACTTATCACGAAAAAAGATTATATACCTGTTAAGAACCCGGCATATTACAAATATGATGGTGGAAGGTTCTTGTACAATGAAACAGAGGTGTTGTCAAACGATAAGGAAATATCTTTAAAAGACGAACAGTATTTTAAAGACGTGTCGTTCACTATCGGATATTCGTGTCTGAAACAAGAATGGATTTCTTATTATTCGTTCTGTCCTGACTATTATATAGAACAGCAACAATATTTCCAGACAGGAATAAACTTCCCGGCATCGGATGAAGAAGGTGGCTTATGGAGCCATTTGCTGACGAATAAGAGCTTTCAGACATTTTACGGAGCAACATATCCATTTATATTAGAAGTGCCGATAAAAGAGAAATATAACGGTTCTACGCTGGCTTCTGTTGAGTATGAGCTTGATGCAAGGAAATACGTCGATGATGTGAATTACACTCTTGACAGGAAAGTAGGTTTAGATACGATAACTATCTACAACGACACAAACAACTCAGGCGAAATTCATCTTGTTCCAGAAGAAAAGAATAATTTAGCACAACGTATATCATATCCGAAGATCGTAGGTGACCATACTGAGGTCCTGGATACTGAAGTATATAGAAGACATAAGTTGAACGACTTCTTTAATAGGGTTGACGATGACCGATCTGAAACACCTATCTGGATCAAGGACGATAACGATATAAATAAGTCAGTTAATCCTGATTCTCTTAATTTCAGACGGTCATGGCTGGATAGGTTAAGAGGAAGTTGGATGCTGATGAGGATAAAGAAAGTAATTAGCAGCCGGAAAATTATATTCCAGTGGTTGATTTCTGAAGATAAGATTAAGAATAGATAAATTACAATATTTAATAAGTTGAAAATAAGTAGTTTTTATTTTGTGATTTAATAATAGTTGAATATGTTTGTAGCGCCTATTGATCCATCTCGGACAGATAGGCGCTTATTTATGACAATTTAACCAATAAAACCACCATGCTTTAGAAGGTGGATGAATTGGTTTGATTAATTTTGAATCAAAATTACAGATAAAAAAATGATTTCATACAAATACAACATCTATCATTCAAAGAAAACGAAGTATCTTGACAAGATGTTTCGTGAATGTTGTTTTGTGTGGAATCATGCTTTAGCTCTACAACGTAGATATTATAGACTGTTTGGGAAATACATACCAGTTGGTAAGATGCAAAAACATTTCTCTAAAAGAATTAATAGAAATCTTCTTCATTCCCAAACAGTACAAGAAATCCTTCAGAGATTAGACTCAGCATACAATCGTTTCTTCAAAAAGTTAGCCAAACGACCTCCTAAGTTTAAATCACCGGAGAAATTCAATTCTTTTGTATTCAAACAAGGAGGGTTTACCCTAAATGGTAATAGTCTAACAATTAACAAAGGAAAGAAACGATTTAGATTTTCATACAGTAGAGTCTACAAAGGTAATGTTAAACAAATTAGAATAGTTAGAGAAACCTGTTCCCGTTTTAGTTTGATTATAGTTACAGACCATAATCCTGTAAACTCTTATAGAAAGACACATGATGGTGCATCTATAGGATTGGATTTTGGTCTGAAAACTTATCTGACTAAAAGCGATGGTAGCAAAATCGATTCTCCTCTATTCTTCAAACAATATCAAAACAGGATTAGAAAACTAAACAAACGGTTTTCTAACGCAAAGAAAGGATCTAACAATAGAAGAAGGAGACTGTTTGAACTCCAACAAACGTATCGTAAAATAAACGATCTTCGATCGGATTTTCAATGGAAATTAGCTCATGATTTATGCAAACAATATGATTATATTTTTATTGAAGATCTAAACATTGAGGAATGAAACGTTTGTGGGGAAAGAAAGTTTCCGATCTTAGCCATTCTTCTTTTATTGATAAGCTAATGTATGTTTCTTCAAAGTATGGAGTAACTGTACATAAGATTGACAAATGGTATCCTTCTTCCAAAACTTGCGAATGTGGCTGCATTAATAAAGGACTGTCGTTACGCGACCGCACGTGGGTGTGCCCAGCGTGCGGAGCGGTAAACGACCGTGATATTCTTGCAGCTCGTAATATACTTCGGAAGGGCATTTCCGAATTGGAAAGCAAGAGTAATTCCAGCGATAGTAATATCGGGGTTTCTTGCGTTGGTATCCAAGAATCCCATTCGCTTTAGCGATGGGAGTATGTCAAAGAGGATCTAATATCTTGAACATAGCTGGCTGGTCAGAATCTATCTTCGATGTTATTAACAGCAAGTTCTGTGGATATAAGAATATGATTGAAGAAATTAAGAAAATAAAAATATAATCATTGATTTTGCTTCAATAGTAAACAAGTTTTAGCTTTAAAGGTATAGCCGAAGAAGTACGTGAGTATATCTTCGGCTTTTTTATTTACCTTTGTTGAAAAACAGTTTGTTATGAAACAAGTATTATATAAAAATGATATATACCCCTATAATGTAAGGGTATTGCTTGGAGCAGATGAAGAGTATATAGTTAAGACGTTCGCCAACCTGGAAGTAGAAGATCAGAGCTGGGAGGGGTGGACTGATGATTATGGTGGCAGAACTATTTTCGTAGGAAACCGAACCAATCACAGGAAAGAAATATGTTTCTTATTTCATTCACTATCTGATATGGATGTTAGAACCATAGGACACGAATGCCTGCACGGTCTTTCTATTTATTGTAAGTATCTTAATATGGATTACGGTTTTGAAGTCGGAGGAGATGAGCATGCCGCCTGTCTGATGGGATGGTTAGTTGATAAGGTTTGTGGTGCTTACCACAAATTTAAGAAGGAGGAAGAAAAAAATGGCAAAGAAGACTAAAAATTATGTAAGAGACAAACAACCAAAAACATTATGGAGTAAAATTGGTCCGTTTGTAAAACTTAGAGAATATCTGGCATCTAATATAACACCTGACGTGTATGCTAATGAAAGAGGATTAAAAACCAAAATAATGGAATTTTTTGGTCAAGATGTTCCGAAAGCCAATGTAGATGATTTTAGTCAGAATCTTTGGTTTAGATTCTTAAACCAACCAAATAATCTGAAAGAAGAAAATGGGATTGTCAGAATACCAGACAATATCAAATCCATTATATCTGACAGGATAAATGGTGGGTGGGAGAAAATGACTAAAAAATATGGAAGGGAGCTTGATTCCTTAGATAATAAGATAATTGATGGAAAAGTTGCAGGCAAGGACGTATCTGATTTGGAGGAGTTAAGGGATGTAACAAGTAGGAAACTTGGAATGGTGGAAGAGGGAATAGATCTCTTAAAAAAAGCCAGAACTGGAGAACATCAGGTATTTAACGAATACAATTTTATACCAGATGCTTACGGCGATTTAAATGATTTATCAGGCTTATCAAGTTTCACTATGTACCGTGATGATAGAGGTAGGATGGTCGTAAAAGATAAGTATGATTTTTATAGAAGCGATCAACCTCTTGGTGTAGGGATTGTTACTAAGATTCTTGATACAATAGGATACCCGTTTGATATTCTGGATTATGTAGAAGATAAGAATCCATATGAAGAGAATGATCCAAACAAGGTTTTGTTGAAATCCGCCATTGATTCCAAGAATGATCTGGATAAAAAAATGAAGATAAGATCTAAAAAACAAGGAGGGGATTCTTCTAAGCCGGAAATAGATTGGGATTTATTCAAATCCAAATATGAAAATATGAAGCGCGTGGGTAAGGGTACGCACCGCACTATGGACGTAGATGGAATGAATATGATCTATGATGCTTTATATGATAAAGGTTTCAATCAACGCCAGATAGAAGCCGTACTTGGAAATATTATTGAAGAATCTGGTGGTAATCCCTATGCCGTATCTGATTATGGAGGGTTTAAGGGACTTTTCCAAGAATCCGATAAAATATATCCACCCAAAGAGTTTGAGAAAGATAAAGAGCGATTTAAGGGGGATAAGCGTGGATATATCAATTACATGATAGACAGATTTTATGATCATGTTCAAGATGCTGGGATGTATAGTATAAAGGATACTAAATACAATAAAGCCATTCATGCAGTAAGCGAATTTATGTCAGAAGATCCAGATACGGATTATTCGTATCCACTTGTGTATGCTTTTGAAGCTCCATCAGATAAAGAAGGAACTTATAAAAATAGAAAAAGCGTATCAAATTTAATAAGCCAATCTTACGTTTCGAATAATGTTGATAAATTAGATGATGATGATAAAAAGGATGATAATATTATTAATGCCATTCTTGGTATAAAAAACGATCTTGAATTACAAGACCCGATTTCCACTACAAGAGGCGAAGCCTTTAAAGAAGCCAGGAAAAGAGGTCTTAAGGAATTTACGTGGAATGGAAAGAGATACAATACCAATATCAAGAAAGAAGGTGGCGTGGTTGGTAAACAGCGTGAAGCATATGAATATTTTACTAATAAAAGAGGAATGTCTAAGATACAGGCGCTTGCTATCATAGGTAATCTCATGGCTGAATCCGGTCTTAAAGATGACATATACGGAGACAACAGAACATCATACGGCATACAGCAATGGCATAATGAGCGCATGGATAAGCTATTCAAGCACGCCAAAAAGAAAGGTCATTCTACACCAACATTCAAAGACCAACTTGAGTTCTTAGCTGATGAATACGAAGGGAAAACCGGATATTCTAATTTCTTATACACAAGAAAAGGAAAAGAAGGACCAGGGTATTACAACTACAGCCGGCAGGACTTCATGAACGCCGATAACCTTAAAGATGCTGTAGTAGCTTGGAACCAAGGAGCAGGACGTCCTCATAAGAGTGTTATAAGAAACGATGACCGTTATAATTATGCTATGGAGGTTGCTAAAAATCTTGGTTTGGAAATTGAAGAAAATTCCTTCGGAGATGATGCTGAAATAGCAGCATCGGTAACACTTCCAGAGGTAGAAGTGGCAGCCGCCCTTCCTAACCCGGAAGCCCCGTCCCAGGAGGGACAGTCCGAGGAAGAGAGATTCCGTACATGGACTGAAACGTATGGTAAGGACATCGTAAATCATTTACTGACGTTAGACGGGAAAAAGGATGGTGATGACAATTACAGCATGATGTATAAACAGCATGAAAAAGAAAGCGAAGAGGATAAGAAAATGGCTTTGATTAATGCCGTGCTTCCCAATATACAACTTCGCATTAAAGGCGTCACTGACAATTAGAACAATTATTTTATTTCTCATATTAATAAAGCGAAGCCGGATTTGAGACTCGTTATGCGGATACCGGAGGTTGAAGAACGATATCAAGATAATCCGGCTTTTTTGTGCGATTTCGTGAAGGATGGAACTATCATCGCCTTGGTTTAACAGAACAGACCTACGTACCTCCACTGTCCTGACGGGCATGGACGCCCGTCTCGCCTACCAGCCTGCCTAATTCTCCACTGGCTACCTAATATAACTATTAACGTCACTCCATCACCTATCTCCCTTCAGTCGATAGGTTCAGTCGTTTTTAAATATTATAAGTTCTTTCGCATCGTTCCCTTTGGTCACGATACTCAATCTTTTAACACAATTAGGCGAACAATACAATGACGGAAAAAGTAATTTGTCAATCCGTTCACTCACTTAACTCCCTTCGGTCGTTAAGTTCATTCACTATAAACAATTATATTAATAAATGGTAAAGTATATAAAATAATATAAATAATATAATGAGTAAGATCATTGAAAATGGTCTTAATATTAAGGAAAACGGAGACTATTAATAGGCGTAGTTTTAATTCAAGATTTGTTGTCCCACCACTGACGGTCAGTAGGTTACGTTCAGAGTCGTTTTCCTGTCTCTTATCCAAACCGTCATAAAATAAAAAACCTTGTATCCTATTTCTCTCAAACCGGATACAAGGCAGTGCATTTTCTTCTTTTTATATAAAATCATATATTTGCACTAAATAACAAAAAAACAATATGGAGACAAAAATAACTGAAATAATGAATCCTCACAAGTTACACGACAAGCTCTTCAAGAAAGAGCAGGTCTCTCCGATAGAAGTTATATACAATAGCTTTAGCAACTTGGGGTACAATGTAGTACGCCGTCCAGCCGGTCAGTGTTTAGGCAATTTGAGATATTTTAATCTATTTTATGACAAACATACTCATCATTTCTATCAGAAAAACAGGAAGTTGAGATATTGTAGTAATTTTCTCATATCTGATTACTGGAAAGATAGAGTGCGATGTTTCATAGTTTGGAACTTTGGATTTGGAAGATTCTTTCCGTACAATGACTTTATTGAGGCTATGGTTTATGATTATCTTCGATATGGGAGAAAGTCAGTTCCTTATCTTAAAAGCGTGCAAGAGGCTGAAGAAAAGTGTGTAAGGTTCTATATCCGGTCTCAGATAGATATGCTTCGTAAGGAAGGATATGCCGCTTATCGGGCTAAGTTCAAGGAAGAACGTCCTCAGTATTTCATCGGAGACGATAGGACGGTGTTTAGATGCCTTGACAGCTCTTTAAAAAGAGAAGAGAAGATTGCTGCATGCGTAGCCCACAAAAGGGCCTTAAAAGAAGGGATAATGACTTCCTTCATTAATCACCTTAAGAAACATCCTACCACTTTATATTCGTGGTTTTCATCAGAGGTAGATAGCGAAGGAAAGAATAGGCTCTGTCTATCTGAAAAGGCTGTTTCGTATTTGAATAAGAGACTGGTTCGCAATGGGTTAAAGTCTCTTTCTGCATCATATCTTTTTAGAACGTTTAGAAAAATGGTGAAGATCTTGTTCGGTTCCAATGTCAGGTCGTTTTTGAATAGCTGTCTGATGTCTGTTTCAACAGAAGAGGTTTTAACCAAATCTATGAAGAAAATAGTTTCCAAGACAGTGCTGTTTTTGTACAAGAGAGCGCTTAAGAACTATCGCCGGGCATGCGGTCTTAAGTACGACCCTGATTCGGGCGGTTTGTCTGCCGTACATGATTGATTTTTAAACGTATCCCATAACGTTGGATTTTCTCGTTCGTTTCTCTTATCTTTGTGAAAAAAGATAGTATGAGATTACGAATCATAAAAAATCGTCCGATATTCGCTCCTGGCGGTAGTGTTCAGGATAAGAGACAGGATATTAATGTATCCTCTACTCAGCCTATTCTTGATTATGGAACGCCTGTTAATAAATGGGGTGAATCTGATATTCAGAATATATATATGCCTTCTGATGTGACTTTAGAAACAGAGGAGGGGGAGATAAATCCATTTAGTAGTATGCCTACATCCGATCCGTTTTTTGAAAATCATGATGCAGGATATGCAGGATATCTCGCTGATAATAGGGGCATGGTTAAAAACGTAGAGAAATCAGTCGTTGATAATGCAATGAATTTAGGTGGTGTTGATGCTGATTCCTCTAAAGAAAAACGTTCCCAAGATGGTAATCCTCTTGATCCTATGACTACCCCATATTATTCACCTGATCTAACCGGCAGAGCTCAAATGTTCGGTACAAGTCTTGGTCGGATAAGAGCCGGTAATAAGGTCGGTGCTAATGTGGCTCAAGCTGCCTTGTCCGGTGTTAGTTTAGGATTAGGTCTTACTCGTAATATCATGGGAGCTTCATCTGCTGCGTATGCAGCCAGCAGAGACGAGCAGGCGGCGAGGGAAAAGCTCGAAAAAGAGCGCCGGCAGCAGTTTATCCGATTGGAACGTGAAGGCGGTGGTGTTAACCTCGGAAATGGACAGAGAATAGATTCTTCCGATTTGACAGGAGAATACATTTACCCTCTTCCTAAATCTATGGAGGATAATGCTAATGTTGAGATAGAAAAAGGAGAATATGTTTCGACTCCGGATGATGTTGGTCCTATGGAGGCAAAAGGTAACAGGCATGAAGACGGCGGCACTCCCGTTGATTTGCCAGAAGCTCATATTATTTCAGATTACCGTACTATTGATGATGATTTTGCTTCTTACGTAAGGGAAAATTATGGCATTAGAGCTACGGAAAAAGATACATATGCTACGCTTCTTGATAGGTACAAGAAAAAAATAGGATTGTCCGAAAAGTATGATGATCAGGAACGTGTTTTCAAGAGGCTGGAAAAGAATAAGGATGTTAAGGATAAAAATACTTCTGAGTTGAATAAGTCTATTCTTTCCAAGTACGTAAATGATAATCAAAAGGAAATAGACGAACTTGAGGTGCAATTCAGGTCTTTTGCTGATATTGTCTATAACAAACAAGAGGAATCCAAGCGCCAAGAAAAGATAGATGCTTTCTTTAGAGATGGCGGAAAGGTTGATTTAAATGCCGTAAGAAAGCAGGCTAAGGCTCTTAACGTATCTGAATCTGATGCTAAAAATTGGATATACGATGAGTATGTAAAGAGAGTTAGGAAAATGGCTGAAGGCGGCCCTACCAAAGAGCAAATAGAGTGGGGTAAGAAAGTACAGCAGCTTTTAATGAAGCAGTTTGGACGTGCTCTTAATATGTCTATAGTAGATGTTGCAGACAGAGAGCAGATCCTTAATCCTGATTCTGGTGTAAATTCTAATCAAAATCTGCAACACAGAAGCAGTTCCGGTTATGGTAGGGTAAACAACAAAGCTATTTCTAATTTGCTTGATATTAACCGTTGGGCTAATAAATACAATACGGATGGAGATTTTAATACAGAAGGATTCCAGACTGGATACAATAGCCAACTAAACAACCTATGGGCTTTGGCAGAATCAGGTGCTATAGCCAATGCCGAAAAAGCCAAGAAATTTAGAGACGAATACGGATTTTGGGGAGAAGATGCTGGTAAGTACGACCAAGGAAGTAAATCGGCATATAACTCATTTGCCGTAGATGACAAATTTGGGCAAACTACGGCAACCAGATCATTTTATGGATTGGATGTAGTTACTCCTGAACAAAAGAGATTGTTGAACGAAAAAGGGATAAAGAATTATGTTGACTTATTTGGTGATAAATCTGATGCAGCTAAGAAGATTCTGGGTGCCGATTATAATAAGTTTGCTGCTTTAAAAGATAGCGGTTTGATGTCAGAAACAGACTTTGTTTTAGAAGCCGTAAATCCGGCATCAAAACCTATAGAAGCTGAACCTGTAGGAACCGGCGCTAAATCTCCCAACCCAGGTTCTCCAGGCAGGATAGAAGTGAAGAAAGAAAATCCTGTTATTAATACTACTGTAGAAACGGAAGCTGAGGAAGAAGATGATACAAAAGGAAGAAAAGGTGTCAATCCTGCTTTATCAGGTCCTATATTCCCTGAGATGTTGAGGATGCTTGATACCGGATTAGAGATAGAGGGATTGGAAAGGCATCAGGCTCCGAGAATAGATCCTGTTCTGCAATCTGCTGATCAGTATATCAACGAGCTCAACCGCGCGACATCGGCTCAGTTGGACGCAGTAGGTGACGTGCCCGACTCCCAGCGCTCTGCTATTCTGGCTAATATGAACGCCATAGCCGGAAGCAATATAGCCAAGTACATTAACGAAGTAAATTTCAATAACGCAAGGCAAATAAACGAAGCTGATAGATTCAATGAAATGGCTTATGTTCAGACAGACGATAAGAACATAGCGGAAAGGCAACGTTATGAATCTGGGTTATTGAAGGCTATGGCTATAAGGGATGAAAATCTTGCTCGTTATTATGATAGCATAAACAGCGAAATACAGAATAAGTTCAATGTTCGTACATCGTTGAATACCATAGCTTCCATAGCTCCGAATATGAGAATGCTTCCAAGTGGTCAAATTATTTACGTTCAAGGTAATCAGGATGTGATGAATATGGGTGATTATTCTACACCTTACTTGAGAAGTTTAAATGAAGAAGATGACGAAAATAAAAGAAGAAGGAGGACCAAATAGTGGCTTCACAGTATAGTATTTTAAGGCAATATGCCCCGTATGTTAGTCCTTACAACATAGATCTTGTTAAGGACGTCATGATGTACAAACAGCAGAAGGTTGATGCTGCTCGTGAAAAGATCTATACCCAGGTAGATTATCTTATGGGTCAAGAGATAGATAAGCCTGAAGCCCGCGCTTATATGGAAGATAAGATGTCAGGTGTGATTGCTAACATCAATCAAAAATTCAAAGGCGTGGATCTTTCTTCTGATGGTGTTACGAGAGCCATACAAGGAGAGATAAGTTCGGTGTTAGATGATACGGTCATTAACGCGATTGCCGGCACAAAAGAAGGCAAGAGGGTTATGAAGGAAATAGAATCTATAAAACAGAATCATCCTGAACTTTATTCTCCTATTAATGAATGGCATGCTTTGGACCCTTATTACAAATGGAGGTCAGATGGTAAAGCAGGATCAAGGTTGGGAGGTCTTCATTATTCTCCTTATGTCGATTATACTAAGGAGATAAATAAGCTGGTCAGTGATTTTAGGAAAAACAACGAAGGCAAGAAGATTCAGACAACAGAATATGATGTTAAAGGTAATCCTACTGGTGGAATCATAGAAGTCAACGTAGATGAGCTTACTGATTCCCAGATAAGGAATTTTGTGTCTGCTAACTTATCTGAAAACATGAGGAATCAGATGAGAATAGAAGCATCATACATGGCAGCTACCAATCCGGTGTTCAGTAATCCGGATTTGGTTAGTCAATACATTGGGTCTTATGTCGAAAGATACGATAGGCACATAGGAGCATTGGAAGCAAAAAAGAAATCAGTAGGGGATAATAAGGATATTATTGATCGTATTGACAGTCAGATACAGGAAGCTAAAAATCAGAAAGCAGAAGCCAAGAGGGAGGCAGATATGATAATAGCTTCATCAGATCCGGTAGCGGCTGCTAATTTTGTTGTTACCAATAATCTTTTCGATAAGATGACTGATGCATGGAGATACGACAATACAAGTTTTGAAAGGAAGAAAGATGATCTTTATTTTGCAAGGTTGGCAGAGGATAGGGCTCAGCAAAAGTTTTTGACTGATAATGCTAAGTCTATGGTTGAAATATCGTTGGCAAAAGAGCAACTTGCACAGGCTAAGATTGAAACCGAATACATGCGTACTTACGGTTCCAAGATGGGCACTGAAAGCTCATCCGGAGGCACAAGAGGAGCAGGCGGTGTAGGAGTGCCGATGGCTCCTATGGACGGGCCTACGGCTATCAATTCTGGAACGGGTAAGATAGGATCTGTTAATTTGGCTAATATCCCTTATGAACAACTCACATCTTCTTCCACAGAGCGTAGAGCAAATTTATTGAAATTATATAATTCATTATCTCCTACAGACAGAAGTAATATCGTTGCAGCATCATACGAAGAAGAAAAAACTGACCCAGGATTGTATGCTAATATGACTCCTGAAGAACGGATATATTCTTATTTAAAAAATAATGGAGGTCAGAAAAACGGATATTTTGGACAAGGAAATAACAGATTGTCTGAAGCTTATGATGCTTTACTTCTTTCTGATTCTAAGGCAAATGGAGCTACAAAGGCTATAAATAACATAACTGATTATCAAATAGATAATATAGTTACTAAAAAAAATAAGGATATTATCAGTAAAGTTCGTAATGCTAAGTTTATGAAAGGAAATTCTTTTATAAATCTTACCGATACAGATGATAAGGCTGGAGCCTTCCTGCTCGCCACAGCCATAACAACTGGTGTATCTGATGCCGTAGGGTTCAGAGAATACATGATGGACCCTTCAAGAGGAATAGATATTCTTAGTGCTATATCTCCGTCATTAGGAGCTAAGGCGAGTGCCGGCAAGTTGGGGAAAAACATATCTGATGCTATTACAAGCGAGAATAATGGTTCTTCTACTGGTACATTGGCTCTTATTAATGGAATGAAGAAACTCAACGGCGATCCTGATTTTAATATATCAGATTATATGACCATAGATAAGGATGGTGATATAGATTTAAAAGATTATCAGGAAGGTGAACCATTAACTATTACCCAGCTAAGATATGCTGAGAAAAACAGTAGAGTGTCTGATATGATAGCAGGTCAGATGCAGGATGAGATAAAAATGTCTGTATCTCCTGATCAGATTTCTGATAAGTTATCTCAGTATCATTACCTTGATTCTTACAAAAGATACAATTGGAATGCCGATTCACCGGAAAAGTCTTTGCAGAAGGCTCAGTTTAGAAGATTGTCTGGTTACATGGCAGGAAAGGTAAATAATCTGGATCCTACTGCTATTAATGCCATTAATATGGATGCCGAGATAGATAATGGCACTGTTAGAAGATTCTTGACTGCTCAAGTAGGTTCCGGTAAAAATTCTTATGTTACAGAAAGGGTTGAGATTACGAATGACGAGCTTCTTAAGGCGGGTATAGATCCTTCGGTCGAGGAGCGTAATTATCCGGTGGATGGTTACAAATCAAGTTTTGGAACCTGTGATTTTGTAGATACCGGAAAGAAGGAAGGTTATTCTTATGATAAGTATCTTATACGTAATGGTCTTCCCCGTTTGGCTTCTAAGGCTGATGTTAAGAATGATCTTTATGATATAGTAAAGGTTCATGGTTCTTACCTTAAGCCAGAAGAAATGAATGTTGTTAAAACCCTTGTTGATAATTTTATTGACATGTCTGATAACATATCAGTTCAGTTGGAGGGAATGGATGACAGGGGTTCAAGAGAGGTAGCGGTCAATTTCTATGACAAAAGGACTAAAAATTCTAAAAATCCTGCATTGTTGTTCTCGGATTTTGTTCCTTTGGATCCAGGTAATGATGAGTATGCGGATTACTGGAATAGCATTCACCAGAAGTGTCCTCAGTACTTCTTTGTAAAATACGTGAAGGAGGCTGTTCAAGAACGTCTTGATCAGATGAGGGATCCGTATATGAGAGGAATAAATATCACGCCCAATATGAATGACAAGTTTAGTAAGTTGAACGATTTTTTGCAGAAAATTTATGGCTGACAATAATATAGATAGATATAATCCTGCTGCTAAAACCACTTACGAAGATGTGGCAAGGCAAAGGAAATTAGCCGAAGAAGAGAATTACACTCCGGCTACATTACCAGAGACGACAATACCTCTGGTTCCTAATTATATGCCTGGTGAAGGTGTGTATGCCCAACCTAAATTTCCGGATTACGCATCAAGGATAGCTGCTGCCGAATACGAAGAACCGTATATAGCCAAGGAGATAAGCAACAGCTACTCGGAGGCACTGGCTCGTAACAGCTACAGGGGGGCTACACCTGTCCCGCCGCCTCTTAATCCCTATGGACCGAAGGTAAGTATCCGTGAAAGTCATCAGATGGGTAATGATGGGGTATGGCGTACAAAATATTCTAACTATATTCCGGGTATAAACAATGAAGATTATTATGCCAGGAGACAGAGCGGATGGAGTAAGTTTTGGAATGGTGTAGGCAAATTCGCTTTAAAATCCGCATTGTACGGTGCACAAGGAGTTGTGTCATTGCCTGACAAACTTATCAATATGGCATCTGAGGGAAGTTACAAAGCTGCGTTAAACACTAACATGGATAAGTTTGTAGGTGATCTTGACCAGCAAATAGACATGCTTCTTCCCCATTATTACAAGAAAGAGGTAGAAGATTATAATTTTGGTCAGAAGCTTTTTAAGGATACCGGTAATTTCTTGTGGAATGACGTCCTTGGTAATGGTATGTCTTTTACCGTAGGAGCCATGATATCAGCGTACATGACCGGAGGACTTGGAGTTGGATCATTGGGTAATATAGGCGCTAAATTAGGTGGAAGAATCGGAGCTAAGTTAGCAGCAAGGCAAGCTGCCAATAGGGGCATAGGAAGCCTTAAAAGCGTGTTTAACGACTATGTAAGAAAAGGAGTTGCTACCGGAAGAAATGTAGGGGAGGCGGCTAAGACCATGACGTTGTTGGCTACCAGTGCCGGATTCGAGTCATCGGTTGAAGCAAATTCTTTTATGAAGCAATCTGAGTCTGATTTCAAGGATTATTATCGTAAGATTTATGGTCGTGATCCCAATGCAGAGGAAATGGCTGTTTTTCGTAATTCTAATGCTGATGTAGGTAGTGCTATATTTGCCGCCAATATGGGTATCGTAGGATTATCTAACTGGCTTCTTTTTGGTAAGTATATAGGGTTAGGAGGCAAGGCTATACCAGGGTTGGAAAAGAGGCTCAACAAGCATTTATTTGGATTAGGGACGGAAGTTGCGAAGCCGGGAGAGATGGCTATTAAAATAACCAATCCCAATATAGGACAGAAGATAGCAGGCAATGTTTTCAATATCATGAAAAGACCGGTATCTGAAGGCTTATGGGAAGAAGGATCTCAAGGTGCTGTCCAGAATACGGCTGAGGAATATGTTAAGTCAAGATATGACAATGTTGCTATGAACGGGGCCGTTGATGTTCTTGATGCTATTTCTGAAGGATTAAAAAAACAATATACGTCTAAAGAAGGATGGACTGAAATAGGAATCGGTGCTATTATCGGTTCTTTGTTTGGTATGAGGGAAGGCTTCTTTGGAGTGAAAGAGTATAGTAATAATCAGATATTGCTGGAAAGGCAAGTAAATGAATATAACAAAGCATCTTCTAATCTTAATACGGCGGCTTTGAATACGTTGAAAAAGTCAATGAGTTTAGGGCCTCAAGTTCGTTCCGACGCTCAGTCTATGACCGGTAAGGAGCTTGATGATGCTATGTTTGAAAAGATGTCTATTGACAATCAAATGGGGACCTTAGAGGATTCGGCTGAAAATTTCAGGCAGATGGTTGATATGATGCCTATTTCGGAAATAGCCGAAGCTAACGGAATGTCTTTGGAAGAGGCGAAGAAATACAAGGATTCTATTATCGATAATTATAATAATCGTCTTTCTGATTTCAGATCTGCTCAAGGTTTTGCCGAAGATCTTATAGGTGATAATTCTAAGATCGAATTTAGAAAATACGTAGCTCGTAATGCCTTCCTTGGCCTTCAATCAGAATCAAGGATGAAAGACATAGCTTCTGTCATAGAAACTCTTTCGGGGCAGCCTCGCGTGGCGGATGCGCTAAGTACGTTTTCCCGGCTGTCGGGTAGAGCGAGGGAGCGGGCTATGGCTATCCGTGGCATACGGTCAAGAATAGAAGAACTTGAATCCGAAATAGAAGATCTTGCTACTCGTTCTCGTAACGTAGATGGAAAAGATCCACAAGCTGAATCCATACAACGAAAAACTAAAGAATTGGAAGATCTTAGAACCAATTACAATAATTCGTTGTCTGAGTTATCAACGTTAATAGGAAAAGAGTTTTCGATAGAAGAGTTGGTAAGTAGAACCGAATCTGTTTTATCATCGCCTCTTTCTCCTATAAGTTCACAAGATGTAATAGAAGCCTATGATACGCTTGTGGCTTTTGATGATTATTTTAATGTAAAATCAAGACAGGAAAAGAAGTTTACAGCCAAAGACAAAGCCATGAGATCCTTAGTAAACGAATACCGCAGGAGTTTGATGGACTATAGGAATATGAATAACTTCTTGTCTAAGATGCTTGATAAAAGATTCTTGGCTGAGGAAAACAGGGGATTTTCAAAAGCGCTGTCTTCTCTATGGTCTACTCCTTATAAGGGGGATGACAAGGTTTCTGATTTTGCAGAGCCTAATAAAGTTGGTGAATATGACACTGATGAGGTAGTAGATCAAGCTGTGTCAGAAGGTAAGATTTCGGAAGACGAAGCTTGGACTATCAAGGCTTTTATGCATGCTCTTGATAGAGTAAGGGAAGATAGGATGAAGGAGGCAGAAGATGATACAAAAGAGTCACCGCTTACGGAGTCTGTATCGGATGAAGATTATGAGGCTGCTATGGATAATCCTATTATGGTTCCGGTAGTAAGGCAGTCTATAATTGATAAACTATATACAGGTAATGCCGATCTTCTTACTGCGAGAGAAAAAGATGTGTATGATAAATACAAACAAGATTTTGATGATTATGTATCGTCTTTAGGTGATAGTCCTGTTAATCTCATTAAATCATTATCTGAAAAGGCTGACAGGCTTACAAGTCCGAGATCAGTATATGAGGAAAATAAAGCTATTATTGATATGGCTAAGTCTAATTTGGAGCCAGATCAAAGAAAGGAGCTTGATGATGCTATTTCTTCGTATGTTGATATAATGAACAGGCGGGACAAAGGAGAGAAAGTTGACGAAGATAAACTTGCAGATTCGGTATTTACCATAGAAGATCTTGGCCAGGTTGGAAATATCACTGACCTCCTTCCTTATATCGAGCAAAACAGAATTATTGACAAAGGTCGTATTTCCGAATCTACGTTAAGTAATTTTGGGAAGGATGATGCTAATATAGATTCTCTTGTAAATGAGTTAGACGAATCCGATAATACGCCTGGAGCTAACATAGATAGTGCCCAGAATCCAGAGACGTTGATGGTAAGAAGAATCTCCAACGACGGCAATGAAAGGTATGAAATTGCCGGTCTTAGAGCCGATAAATTTATATCTTCTATAAAATCATTGGTTCCTATTCAAATAAGCTCTGAAACGAACGCTAATGGCACTAAAAGGTATTCTCTTAACATAGGTGGAGAAACGGCTACCGTGATAGAACTGCCTTATCATGCGAGATGGTCTATAGACAAAGAATCGGCTCGTGTTCTTAATCGCTACACAGATGTGTCTATTCAGGACGTGGGTAATTCCTATTCTTTGGTTTATAAGCGTCTTGATTCAGATGAGTTGGTTCCGTACAGAACGGGTGTCGGATTCGGAGAGAATGAGGTAGATAAAATAGATCAGGAAGCATTATCTTCTTTGAAAAAAGGAGATAAGGTTAATCTCGAAATAGATGTAAATGATACCTATAATCAGTCTCTTTTTGCCGAATACAATGATGCTGTTCAGTCCGGCGATAAAAAAAGAATAGAATCTGCTGAGAATAAACTGGTGTCCAATATGGTTATCAAGGTCATGAGTGGGAACCGATTCGTTTCTGTCGTAAAAGCTGATACAGGAGGCATAGATGGTATAAGTAAGATAAGAAGAACGGCTTTTAACAAGTGGAAGAAGGACGCCGGCCGGTCGGCTACCATCGGCGTCGGCACGCATGTTGTTGCCCAGACCCTTCCCGGAAGACCGGTGTTTAACATGAAGGTGAACGGTCAAGGATATGGCCAGATAGAAAATCTCCCTATTACCGAAAAAGGTGCTGAAAAAGTATCTGATGTCGGATATGTATTAAATGGCAAAGTCGTGCTTAAGAACGGATCTAAATACACAGGCTTCCCATTTGCTTATTCTATATTAAATGACAAGGGGAATAATTACAAAAATGTAAGAGTTCCGGTAGTTGTCATCAAAGGTAAAAACGGTCTTAATTATCTTTTCCCAGTTAGCCTACGTTCTGTGGAATCAGAGGAAGGGCAGAAATGGATGTCTTTTATAGATATGCTGCTTGAATCTGGTGATTCTGAATTGCTACAGATGGGTCAAGATGATATACAAGATCTTAATGCGTATCTAACCAAGTTAGGCCTTGATCCGGCTTCGTATCAAGTATCGTATTTGAATCCTATTTCAGGGCTTAGAAAAGCTCGTGAGGCTATAGAAGAATTATCTACGGTTCCTGATGTTGTTAAGTGGGTAGAAGATGGAAGTAGGAGTGTGAAAGACATTGTGACGTCTGAAGTAGAATCTGGAATAGATTTCGAAGGTGAGATGTTTGTCGCTCCTAAGATCAGGATTCAGTTTGGTAAATCATCTTCCAGACCTAAATCACTTATAGAGGATGATCTTCCTTTCTCTGATGAGGGTAAGACCGTTACTTCTAAAGAAGACGTGGATGTTTATGAAGAGGAAATGCCAGAGGAAGGGGCTGTCCGGGAGACTCAGCCGGCGCCATTAGCTCAGCCGACTCCTGCGGCACAAGCTGCGCGGTCTTTACCTGGCAAGAAGCGTACCTCCAGGAAAAACTTCTCTCTTATGTTAAACGAAATAGAATCTCATATAGAAAAAGAAGGATTGCCGTCTTATGCTAATATTTTTGATTTTATAGCAAGGAAGATTGTAGGAGGTGATTTGAGGTTTCTTCGTGAGAGAGGTAATCCTAAAAGCCTTAAGGAAGAAATGGGATTAGAACCTAAAGGAACAGTAGGTGATAAAATATCCACTCCTTCCAGTAAAGGTGGTAAGACCTTAGAAGAATACGTTTCTTGGCTTCGTTCTCAAACAGATCAGGTGGTGGTTGATTATGTTGGGCCAAGATCTGACGAACAAATTATATCAGAGTTGAAAAACTTTTTGAAATATATTAATTTTGTTCCAAGCAAGGCTTTGAATTATTCTCTTAGAGTCAATGGCATGGATACCCTAAAAGAATATGGCACAAAAGAGGAAGTAGAAAAAATGGAATCTGATATCAATAGTTTGGTTTCTAAAGTTTTGCCTACGGTGGATAATAAAACTGTAGAAGATGTTTCTACTGCAATAAAATCAAACAACTTGCCTGCCATATGGGAGCCCGTGGAAAGCCTTGATATGACAAACGAGGAAAAAATAGAGTTTTTGAATAACGTAGCAGATTTCCTTAGCGGCATACCAGAGTATGATGCTGTCGTGGAGTCTATAGAGTCAGAATCAGATAATATTTTAAATGATGGAAAAGAAGGAAGTGCAGAAGGCGGTGCAGTACGCACTGAGGAAGATGGCGATAAAAAGGGAGATGGAGAAGGCAAAGGACAATCCAGAACAAATGTCGAAGTTGAAGGAAATGTCGAATTACCTGGATCTACAAAAGGAGAAATAGAAAAAGACGAACCTCGTATATCCGAAGAGTCGCTTACTCACATATCAAGGGTGACAACCCCTTATTTCCTGTACGGCGGTGACGAAGCATATACATCTGTTCCGGCTAAAGTAGAACCTATACCGGAGAAGATAATGGGTCGTAATGGTATTAAATTTGGTATGAGTGTAGTCGAGCTAACCAAATTAGGGTACAAAAAAGCTGGTGGAAACTGGATATATAAATTCTATATGAACTCAGGTGTGTATGATTTGTATAATATCAGTACCGGTGAAGCGTTTAGGGCAAAACCGAATCTTGGAGTTAAGATAAGTTCCAGTGCATTCATCCGCTCTTTATCTCAATCTGGTAGAAAAATACAAAATATGATGAGTAATATGAGCCAGGAAGAGATAGACAGGAATAAGAATCTCGTAGAAGGTTCTGATAATTCGGATTCGATAAATGAGTTAAATAAAGAGTGTTGAGTATGAGAAGGAGATACGAAGATGTTTCAGGTCTTGTTCAGTATCAGTTGAAGACCAATCAGCAGGGGAATATAGAGGTTTATGTTGATGACAGGTTTGTTGGAAACGTAAGTGAAGGAGTCTGTAATTGGAAGGATATTGAATACAAGAGTGAGGTTACTATATCTTTGAAAGGAGTCGAGGATAAGGCTAAAACTTCAAATAAAAGAGTCGGTCCTTATTGTCACATTTATAGCATATTTGGAGGAAATGAATCTTATCATGCAGGTCCGGATAGTAATATAAAAAAGAGTCCGGTTACCACCTTTATAATGTATTGTTATAAAAATGGGGATATTACAACTACCACCACTTATACTAAAAATTTATCTGGAACTCTTCAGATAGGTAAAATACAATTGACTATCAATTACAAACAAAGTAAAAGTCAGTCTTTTTCTGGTGGTGATAAAGATTATGTAACATCCGTATCTGATTTCCCTTTTGTTACTGGTCCAGGAGATAATAGCGTTGAGTTTGAAGGAGAGGGAAGATTAATAGTTGAAACAAAGGCTTCGCATTATGAAATAGAAGTTTCATAATTTCTATTTTTATAGTATTTTGTCTAAAATATTTATCACTATGGGTGTCAAATGTCAGATAGAAAAATAAGAATCTCGTAGAAGGTTCTGATAATTCGGATTCGATAAATAAGTTAAACAAGGAGTGTTGAGTATGAGAAGGAGATTTTTAATGCTGCGGATAATTTTATGGGAGGATGTTATAATAAGTTATCCAATGAAGATATAAAAAGGCTTGGAGGAAAAAGACCTTATGTATGTCAGTTTAATAAAATTCATATACATATAGGACCTGTATTAAAAGATCATGATTCTGATGTTAGTTACATAATGTTTAATAGTAATTGGAATCATGGTGGTTATGAATCTATGGTTTATAATCATAGCAATAATGGTATTTTTATATTAGGTGAAAACAAAATTGGTAACATAGAAGATCATATACAAGATCTAACATATTGGTACGAATATGATCCAAGCATTAATGAAAATTATTGTTATTTTTATTATGAGGCTAATAACAGCGGAAATGCTATCAAGTTGAATGGTGAGTTTGGTGATACCAGTACTGTTTTCAACATTCCCAGCTTGGAAGTCACCACTCTTCGTGATGGCAGTTTGAGTTTTCCGGAGATTTATATAGAAGGAATTTGGGATCCGTCATTGTATAAGTCGGTTTTATAATTAACTTTGCAAAAAAGTTAATTACAATGGGTGTCAAATGTCAGATAGAAAAAAAGGAAAATGAAATAAAACGGGTTAAGGCTCCTAACGGGGAGCCTTCCGTTCTTTACGAAAGTGCCTTGAAATTATTAGGGAATAGCGAACGAGCTCTTCAGGTATGGGCTAAGGCTTACACTCCTGGTTTTTTGTCGTATTATGGTCATTGGAATAACCCGGCTCCAGGGGAGATGTTTAATACCGATCCCAATGGCGAACCTCTTTTAGAAGACGTGCTGTCGTATATGAAGCGTCAGGCTTATTTTTCCGATCCTTTAACGGCTCAGGATGTTAAGGACGTAAGAGATGTTATGATATCCAATTCCATATATAGCATACGATCTCTTATTAATAGAGTTAGAAGCTCTTTTTATGTGGATGGCAATCTTATCCTAAATGAAGAAAATCTAAGGAGATCCGGCTTGTATAATGAGACGGAAATAAGTAGGATATTAGATAATCCTTCTGTACTTAATGAGGTCGGCTCTTTTATGAGGTTATTATTAGACTATTCCAATAACGAACACGATCTCGGGAAAGAGTCTTACTTCACAACCGTAGAAAAACCATACGGTCCTGTTGTGTATAAAAATGGCGTCTTCAATAAATTAGGAAAGAGAGCATCATATAATCCGGCTGAAGTTTATGAGGCTATAAAAAATACAGTAGGAGGTATTAGTGTTGCTTCAGAGTTTGATGCTGCTTTCGGATCTTTATCTGATTCATATCCGGAGTTAGTTGAAAGATATCAGTCGGATAAGAGTTTTGCCTTGTCGCTGTTCAACGAATTTTCGAATATGAACATCGTTCCGGTTGTGGCTTTAGAAGATAATAATATCGTAGAAGGGAAGAGACGGTCATTATCAAAGTTGCAAGATTATGCTTATTACAGCCCTATTGGATCTGAGTCATTACGAGCTCGTATATCAGCCTTTCTAAACAGGGTTAATGCTGATACAGAAGAAGACCTTAGAAGTATGATATGGGATGTAGAAGAGGCTTGTGTAGGTCTTGGTATAGATATCGTAGGCGTGTCTAAGGCATATGACGGAACAGAAGAATCGCTGAATAAAATTGATAGCTTGATGCTGGATCTTGATATTTATGTAGCAAGGCGCAACGATGATACTTATGCTCCTACCTTAGCTTCTGCTATTGATGACGTTCTTGGAGATAGCAGGGATCGCCGTGTCATGTTTCTTCCAGAGTATATGGATAATATGAATATCGTTTATATGGAATCTGACATAGATCCGGTATCGGCATTTGAAAATCATTCCCTGCTTTATCTTGGTGGAAACCTATATCATAAGGTAGAAAGAGATAATTTAGGTGATTTGTACGATATGGCTGCTGAGCTTGCCAAGCAGAGTCTAACTTATTTCCCACCTGGTATCTATCCTGAATATTGTTTTAAAGATGGTGTTTTAGATAAGCTCCGCGTGAAAAACGTAGATAGTAAGGTCCTTGCTGATTCTATTAAAAAATACGTCCTGTCTTATACCGATTCTCAGAATACGGAAGAGATGAATGCTACCAGATTGGCATTCGGTCATCTTGTTGTTCCCGGAAGCCCGTATGTTAATGAAGAACGGGAGTTTAGCCGATACATAAACAGAAAGCAGGACAAAGAGAATCCTTTACTCTTATTCGATTTATACCAATCTTATCTTGAAAATAAGCTTCATAATACGGAAGTGTATGAAGGGGCATACAAGTATCTTGATTTCAAACCGGATCATTTGCTGGGTCTTACCGTTTCAGATCCGGATACGTTAAAACAAATTGAACTATCTTTGGCAGGTAATGATCGTGAGCAGTTATTTGAGTATAGCATAAGCAGCACCGATCCTTCTTTTACAGATCTGTTCTATTTGGATTATTATGATATGTTATATGCCGGTTCTGATTTCTATCACGATCTTTTTACGAAACATCCTAATCTCTTAAATGAGGTTCGGGATCATAACATAACTAAGCAGGATGATAATGTTATCGTAGAAGGTTTGTATGATAATTTTATCAGAATAGGGGATATAGTGTTTACTAAAGTCGGCGAAAGTAGTTCCGGCTCTATCTACCAAAATCTGACAGGAACCGAATCGGAGGTGAAATACGATTCTACTCAGAAGGCTAAGACGGTAGAAACCGATTACGCTCCATACCAAAACAGATCTGGCTTGACGCAAGATATGACCGTAAGCAAGTCTGAATTGGATGATCTTAATAAATTGGAATGCAGGTAATTTTTGTATATATATAATATAGTTTTTTCATAATTACGATTTGGAAAGTGAGGCTTGTGAAAGTCTCACTTTTCTTGCATATGCACGTATATCAATAACATACAAGAAAAGTTAGACTTTCGTCGTTTATGGATTATTTTTATTAATTTTGCGATATTAGTTTCAGGAAGGGATTATAGAAATAGGAAAAAGTAAGAACCGGACGTAACTAATAACAGTAGAAAATGAGAATCAGTACCATCAAACGTAATAACAGCATTCATCTTATGTATAAAAACATTATGAATGATTTAGGTCAATTAAGAACTGTAGTTTCAAAATCCTATATTTATAATCTGATATAAAATCAAACCGGATTAAGTATCAGAACTATATCCCATGTCTTGAATCATACAAAAGAACAGGATACAGATTCTTTGTGAAAACCATACATTTTCATACATTTGTGTGTTCTTTAGTTTTTAGATTTAAGTTTTTCATGGTATTAGTTTAGAGATCAGGGCTCGCAGTGATGCGGGCCCTGGTTTGTTTTAAAAAGTATTAAAATATTTGTTATTTAAAATCCCGTTCTTATCTTTGTTCCAGAAACAATGAACAACGAGATCCCACCTCTGGTTGTTTGATGTTGAAAGATATTTTTGGCTCATTAGAGTTTGTCATAGTGGGATCTGACATTCTCTTTTGGGCCTATTTTTTTTATTATGGATAATACTTTTATTCCTTTTGTGTTAATAAATGACAGAAAGATGATTGACGCAAAATACGTTCATAAACTGTTAGAATGTAAGTATGATTTTAAACATTGGATAAAGGATGTAATATCATCTTTTGATTTTAAGGATGGGATAGATTATATATCATACAGATATGATAATAATGGAAATCAAATAATAGATAATGATAGTCATGTATTTAGGCATGACTATTATTTATTCCCCAAATCGATTCTATGTATTATCTGTATGAAGTGTGATAGGTCTTTATTTAAAGATTTTATTCACGATGTATTTGATTTATGTAATATTAAAAATGAAGATTGTGTATTAGATATAACACATAGATTTATTGGTAGATATAATAAAAAATATATAAAATATTTTACATATATAATAAGAAATAATAATAATGGTTTCTATAAAATAGGTAAAAGTTCTGATGTAAAAAGAAGGCTATCTGGATTGTCTGTTGTAGAAGATAACTTAACATTAATAGCTTATGTGGATAAAGACATAGAAAGCGAGCTTCATGCAAGATTCGATATCAAAGGAATATACAGAGAATGGTTCAACTTATCAGATTGTGACTTGAATGATATAATTGATGAATATAAATTCAAGTTGTGTAACATGGCTTGAATTTCATTACAACAAAAAGCGATTAAGAGATGAGTTTATAGTAATATTTACTCATCTCTTCTTGTTTTTGTGAAAATACTTCTCTTCTATAGGAAATAAACACACCCATATTCCACCCTGCAATCATGATCTTTGTTACGTGCATCATGCACGTATGTTTAACAATTAAATACTATAAAATTATGGGTGGTGATAAAATCGTCCTTTTAGATGGAGCCGGGGCTAACGGTGGTGGTGCAGCCACTAACGGTCTTCTTTCAATGATTCCCGTCATGTTTGCTAATTTGATAGGTGGTAATAAAATGGATCCGAATCTGGTGGCGGCTTTGATGAACGGTCGTAATAACCAGGACGGTTTCGGTGGGGCTAACGGTTGGTGGCTCTGGATAATTGTTTTGTTCTGGCTGTGGGGTGGACGCGGCTTCGGTAACGGTTTTGGAAATGGTGGTGATTGTTGCGCCAATGGTTTACCCGCTCAGTTGAATAACGATTACGGTCGTGAGCTTCTGATGCAGGCAATTCAAGGTAATCGTAGCGCTATAGATCAGATCGCTTCTGCTTTGAACTGTTCTACTACTCAACTTCAGAGTGCTATCTGCAACGTACAGGGTGCTATTGATAAAGTAGCTGGTCAGGTAGGTATGACTTCTCAGGCTGTTATCAACGCAGTTCAACAACAAGGTTGTGAAATAGGAAATCAAATCAGCTCTTGCTGCTGCAATCTGAGTTCGTTGATCAATCAAAGCACTTGCCAGACTCAGGGAATGATTACTCAGCAAGGTTTTGATAACCAGCTTCGCACGTTGGAACAAACCAATATCTTGCAGAACGGTCTCAACCAAGGTCTGGCTAACAATCGTGAGCAAGCTACAAGCCAATTCAATATCTTGTCTGCGAAACTTGACGCCCAAACCGTTATGATCAATGACAAATTCTGTCAGTTGGAAATGCGTGAAATGCAAAACACTATTGCTCAGCTTCGTGAAGAAAAAGCGGCTTTGACTGCTTCGGCATTATCTCAGCAACAAACCCAGAATATCGTTGGTCAATTACGCCCGACGGCCGTCCCAGCCTACCCCTCTTGTTCTCCTTACCAGGCTTATTCTTGGGGACAGGTATTCGGAGGAGGTTGCTACAATAACGGATGTGGATGTAACAACGGATGTTGCAATAACAACGCTGCTGTCTGATTTTATTAAGAAAGGAGGCTAATATGGCTTGTGTTTCTAAAATAGGATCGTTGTATGAGGTGGTTACGAAGAATGTTATTGTCAGTACGACAAATACAATCTTCGGTATTAACCCACGGGCTTGGATCGCCCTTCCGTGTGAGGGTCTTATCCTTCTTAAGATAAGGCAAGTAGTCCCCACAGCCGGAAGTGCTCTACCGGTACAGATTGCGGTCCCGGCAAACAGCACAGTTTCAACAGTAGGAGCCGACACCTGTTGCTCGGTTACGGGAGTGAATGTCGTGAACCCTATTAACGTAGCTGTAACGGGTGCTGCTATGGTAAATGGCACAGAACGCCTTCTGTACTTCAATAAAGTTCGTGGCGTGTTAAGATTAATGGATTGTTGTGTTCCGACAACAACAGCCCAGGCGTCTGAAGTTAAAGCAGGTAAATGATTTCAGTAGGGTGATGGAGATCATCACCCTATTTTCACCTAAATAATATTTTGATCATGTTTTCAGATTTGAAGAAAGGGTTTCAGGTACATACCCTTGATACTAATACAGTACCTAAATACGAATTGGGAAAGGTAGTAGCCGTATCCGAACCCAGGTATCTTCCTCCTCAGCCGGGTCAGTATCAGGCGATGCAGACCCGCGTGGTGGATCTGACGGTAGAGCTCACTGGCGAAACCAAGACCTATACGGTTCCGGAATCCCAGAATGTGGCTAAGGCTATGGGCATAACATTATCTACCAGCATAGATCCGATTATGAACGAACTGAATGCTATAAAAAACACCAGTCAAGACATAATAAACAGCGTAGATGCCCATCGTGCCAAGATAGAGGCTTGTGAATCTATATTAGAAGACATCAATCCGGCATTCAAACAAACGAGAGAGCAGGATCGTAAAATAGCTGGTATAGAAAATAAGGTGAATGACCTTACTGATTCATTCGAAGATTTAAAGAAGTTAATTGTAGAACGTTTGAAATAAGTGTAATATGATAGTATATGATTTAAATTCAGGACACAGAGAATATCCTGGATATGACGAGATAGAAGACAGACGAGGTGGAGGCAGAGGCAGAAGCCGGCGTTCTGATGGGACGTACATGGGGTATGGTGGTGGTATTTACGACCATTACGGTATGCATGAGAAGATGAAAGAAATGGAAGAGCGCGAAAACGAGCTGGAAGAAAGGGAAAGAAGGCTCGAAGAGCGCGAACGTCGTCATGAAATGGAGGACCGGGAATACCGGAGGATGGGTTACGAATCCTACCCGACCGATTACTATGGAGACGACAGATACTACGGTGACGGACCTCAGATGCGTAGAGGTCGCGGACGTGGCAGAGGTCGTTCTTATTGAGGAGCAGACGCAGAGGATCCAGCTTATCAGAAATATGTAGATACTTACGGCTACCATTTTTCTAATGCTCTCGCTGATGAGGCGGTAAAGAAGATGGTCAACGTCGATGGATCCAAGAGGATCTGGAAGCAGCCGGAAATAAAAGATATTTTTGAAAAGTGCGGAGCGAAGAAGCCGGATAAAGCGACATGGGGCGATGTCCAATATGTCTTTGCAATGTACTATTCGGATGGTTTTCCGAAGGTCTTCAAATGTGAGAACGAGTTGGTGAAAGCTACGTTAATGTATTTGGATGATCCGGATGCTCCCGAAGGAGTAGCCTTTATAAGATGGCTTGCCGTGCAAGATTACCTCGGCGAAAAAATAAACTGGAAGGATCTGACCTGAGATCCAGATCCAGGTCCTTCCGGTGGTGCGGGAGCCATAGTAAAAAATATGATTCCCGCATTCCCGTTTTTCCCGTTTGGAAAAAAGGAATAAAAATATTATACCGGTCGGCGGGCAATAGAATACCCGTGGCCGGTTTGTTTCACATAACTTTTTTGGGATATGAATATAGCACATGAATCTAAATCGAATAAAACCCCCTTGTATTTAATAGGAGAGTTGATTGGCGTACCGAATACGGTTATGGACTCAGCATTGCATGAACTGAAAGATAGAATAGACAAAGACCCTAAATATAAAGATGTTAAAAATTGGCTCGAATCTTTACCCAAGATCTGAACCTATTTTTTTTTCAATACCGGGCCCGATGCGATTTTAACGTATCGGGTTTTTATTTTAATTCATATTGTTTTATTTTAAATCTAATTAATTCATGAATGTCGTACTTTTGTTGAAAAAGTATTTTTTATGGAAAATAAGGAAGATTACGTTGGTTACGAAGATCAAGAACTGTGTAACCGGTATTACAAAGAGGCTGACGCCATGAGACAAAAGCAGGACTGGTCTCGGCTTAGGGCTGTCCCTGCTCCGGCCAAGGGAACGCCATCGCCCGGCTGGGGTCAGCTTGGACGTGGAAGTGATGTCCGTGTTAAGTATGTGAGTATCAATTCAGGATTGGGGGGAGATAGATTATGACCGTAGAAGAATTAGCTAACAAAAGATACGGTGGCGAATTTGTTTTCATGTTTGGTCATCTTGAAGGTAGAACAAGATTCGTTTTTGAATGCTTTGATCCTAAACCTGATTACGAAGGTAAAAGCACTTATATGGTTTCCTATTTTGAGAAGGGACTTTGCAGAAGAGATGTGGTAGATGTACCGTGTTATATGAATGTTTTACCAAAATCATGAAAACACTACTTTTAAACGTACCTTCCTTCTCTGGTAAGATTATTTCTCCTATCTGGATTAAAGTCGTAAGGGATTTCCAATCTAAATCGAAGGCAGAAAGAGACTCGTATTGTTCGATTTATGGATGCACAGGAGGGTGTAACTTATGCGATGATATAAGTAAATATAGGATTTCAGAACAACTAAAATATTACAAATAATGGAATTAAAAGATTTAGTCAGGGTAATGACTAAAGAAGAGTTCGAATCAGCAATCAACGAAGATATTAAATTCGTTGAAAGATTTAAGCATTTTTTTAAACATGATGATGTTGCGAGGATAATAGAACACGTAAAGTCAGTGTTAGAAGCATCAGTGGACTACTGCTATCCGAATCATCCTGAACCTAAAGCAGAACCTGTAGACGTGGGAGAAGTCTCTGACGGATACCACACTTTCAATGAATTGTATCGGTATCGCATGTTGTATAACGCTGCCTTCTTTAATCTATTAGCCAGAAGCGGACAGGTTGAAGTTTGCAAATCAAGGAGACACAGCGACGGAGAAAAATGCTTCGGTTCTGATGATTGGTTTATTGTGATGGCGATCCTACCTACCGGTCAGGTATCTAATCACTATGAAAGCAAATACTGGGATTTGTTTGATGTTCCTGAAAGAGAAACCGCTTTCGAATACGATGGCCATACACCAAATGAAGCCTCCGACAGACTTGAAAAGTATCTCAAACTGCCTCGTCATGGCATGACATTCGAACAGGCTTTAGAACGGCTTAAATTAGGTCGTAAGATAAAAAGAATCGATTGGGGTAAAAAGTATATCTGTATGTTTGACGTAAATATATTGATGATAGATACAGGTCAAAAAGTAGCATCAAATTGGAATCCAACCGAACATGATATTATGTCTAATGACTGGGAGATTGCGGGATGAGTTTGTTTGTTTGTTCAAAATGTGGCTGTATAGATAATACAGCCACATCCTGTTATTGGGCTCTTATAAGACCTTGTAAGAATCGTATTTACGATAAGTCGCTAAAGGGATATGAAGGCAAGCCTCTTTGTTCTGAATGTGCCGCTATTGAATATAGTAAGGGAGACGAAGTGGTGGTAGTTCCTGGAACGTGGCATGGTAAGTTCAAGAAAGAATGGCCTACTGAAGAAGAGAAGAAGCATATTGGTAAAAACGGTATTTTAAATATGTAAATTATGTGTGATAAGGAAATTGTTGTATGCGCAGCTATCTGGGTTCAAGATTACAAGAACAAGCCTCACGGTCCAATAAATATACCATCCGGAACCGTATTTTGTGGATTGAGGCATTGTTCCATAATATCGCAACTTGCGGCATACGGTATAGCCCATAAAAACCGCAGTGTTCAAGGATTTTTGACAAGCAAGAATCGGTTTTTAACAAGAGAGGAAGCGTCTGAACTTGTTAGAAACAATAATCAGGAGATGGTGGTAGATAGGAATGCCATTAGAGAACAGTTGTATTCAGAAGATTTGTATTAACTAAAAAATAAAACAATATGGGATTTATAATCAAAAAGTCAATCTTTTATGATATGATGGACGGCAATCAGTTAGAGTACGAATTTGACAACAAGAATTTAGATCATATCACATTTAAAGGTGATGGTAAAGAATCTTTTTCATTTAACAGAGTACTTGTTGAAAATTTAATTGAGACATTTGAGACTATGCAGGATATATACTCTGATAATTACGGAATTAAGGTTTATACCGGTAATTGCATAATTCAATTGAACGTAAATCCAAAGGACCCCAGTGAATCCTTTTTTGACGTATATGATAGAGATGAGATGAAATTGATATACGGAATAAAGATCAGTATTCTGAAAGAAATGTTTATCATATGATTACCAAGCAGGACATACAAGCAGCAGCATCGTATATTTTCCGAAGCAGTTTTGTCTCGGAGGACCAGGCAAGGAAAGCAATGGTAAAAGCCGGCAATAACGCTACCAAGATCCTCGTCAAGACCTTTAGAGGCAAGTTGTTCAAGAAAGCTTTTGAAAGAGCCCGTAGAGGAAAGGATATCAGTTCTTTTGAAAGACAGGAAAAAGAAAGTGGTTTCAATTTTCTACATAATCCTAATAATGGTCGTATGCAAAGCGGTCATATTATAATAGATGGAATTGGTCTGTTTAAACAAATAATTCATGAAAGGTAAAAAAGTTGATATTCGTTTAGGCAGAGGTCTGGCGAATCAGATTAAGATAAACAAAACCATCCCAGTGTCTCATAAACCAAAAGAAGAACGTCGAATGATGTTTGTTTGTGGTGATGATATTGCTTCTCTTATAAAGCGGTTTGAAAATGAATCAAAGTAATATAAAGTCGGACATGTGTCTTGTCCGACTTTTTTTATATATTTGTGGCATGGCAAGAGGTTATTATTGGATATCACAAACAGATGAAACGTTAAATGGCAGAAGCTATTACGTGGCTAAGATAGTAGGAGATATCACGTTTGATACTAAACGAAAAAGAATCGTATTTCAAGCTGATAGGTATTTCCCTGTAGGATCTGTTTTCCATTTTACGCACAATTGCTTCAATTATATCATAACTTGCCGACTTCGTAAGCCGGGGCTTTGGTTTGAAGCCAGGAGAGAGGATTCGGGCCCTATTTGCCCTGAAGATATTGAGCGCTTTGAATCGGGAAGGTTTATACACCGAGATGGGTACATGCATTACATATAAGTTGAACTTGACGATTTTTCGTCAGATTATAGTTTTTTTCATATTATTTTTAAGCCATCAGACTGAGAAGTTAGATGGCTTTATTTTTTATGATATGCTTGATTTTTAACTACCTTTGTCTCATAACAAAAATGTTTTACTATGACATCAGCGTGTATTATTAAAAGAGATAATAAAAAGAAAGTTGTTTCTGTCTCTACCAGATCAGGGGACAGGTCTATGTTATTTGATAAAATAGCATCTATTCCTCTTATGGAGAACAGGGAACGGGCTACTACTGTTTTTAAAACCGTATTTTCTAATAAGTTCTTAAAGGCTTTTGGCGACTGGAGAAAGAGAGTGCCTATCAATAAACAGGCCTACAATAAGGTGAAATCCAACATCGATCTTATTCCGGAAGCTTATAGAGAAAGGGTGCTGGATAAGGCTTCTAAGATGAGTAATCCTGTTCTTGTATCAAAATCAGATGCAACTTATGGGATTCAAGAATCAGGCTTCGGATTCTATAGCCAAGATCTGGGTGATAATATTATGTTGGTGGATGCTATGGTTCCGTCAAGTATTTCCGTACCGGAAGGACCTGGAATAGACGCCGGGCAGTATTTACAAGATGCTATATCTTCGGACTTCACTCCCGTATCTATGGTACAGGATAAGGGTGTTAATTATATGGTTATAAAAGACGGTCTTAAGATATTTAGCCCAGAAGAGTTACCACAGACAGATTCTAATCCTGTGGGTGTAACGTATCAGACCGGAGAGCCTCGTTTGTTTTTCATGAGCGATCGTAATCAATTATTTGAAGATTACGGAGAAGCTCTTCGCTCTGGCGGGAATGATATTAGAATAGGATTCTTATCAGGCACCGTTCAAGAATCTGCCTGGGATGGCGTGGCAGACATTACTTACAAAGCTGGAAGGTATGTTCTTAATAATCCCAAATCTTTTATACCGGCCATGACCGCTTCTGCTTCTACTTCTTTATCAACAAAAGGTGGTATAATTAACTACCTTATAAAGAAAGGTCTTTTGTCCGGATCTAAGATATTCGATCCTGAAACAAGAAGCTATTATCTTACAGGAGAAGGTCATACAGGACAAATTAGACTTTTCAATTCAGCCTTATCCTACACCGAGCTCCGTAATCATTTTGGTTCCGATGTTTCCATGAACGACCAAGGTATGATAACCATAAGCTCGTTGGATAACAGTAAGGTGACTATGAGGCTCGCCACCGGAGGAACGGAAAGGGTTAGCAGGGAGCAGATAAAGAACGATCTTAAGTCAGGAAGATACAATGAATTGGACGCCAAGTACGATCATTTTGATGCGCTTGTAGTTTCATTCATATTAGAAGACAACGATCTTTATGCTGATACTAAAGCTAAGATCGTATCGGATTATAGCAGGCAGGAACGTGACCAACGAAATTCTATTGTCGAGATACTGAAAACTCTTGGCGTTAGCGTCATAGGTATGACCGACTATATAGAGAAGTACCAAACCAAATACGGGCATGAACCTTCTGCTAAGGCATTGGCGGATATTGCCAATAACGTAATAGCAGTTGGTGAAGATGCTACTTTATCTGATTTAGTAGAAGAAACAGCCCACTTCCTTGTAGAGGCATACAGAGATCAGAATGCTGTTGAGGCTGTTCTGCAAGATGTGGAAGGTACGGAAGAGTGGAACCAATATGCAGGTCAGTATTATAATACATACGGTAAAGTATATGAAGGAGCTGAGCTTGATAATGCTGTTAGGAGAGAAATTCTTGGAAAGATCCTCGCCAGGGAGATGCAGACCGGCACAGCACAGGCGCCGGTAGAGCCCACCTCCTTCCTGGGGCGCGTCCGGCAGCTTCTCTCTGGAATTGTAAACTGGCTTAAATCAGCTTTATCAACCCAAAGACAGGATTTGAATAACGTTATTAAAAATATTCGTGATCTTGCTATTACCGACATAGATAAAGGATTTGATACTTCTCTTTTGAAGGATAATGACTTTACATTATACTCCCTTTCTTCTATGAACAAGAACAAGTTTCTTGAGTCCAAGATCAGATCACTAAGAAAAACATTAAGAGACTTACGTCAGATAAGCTCTGATAGGGCTGTAACTACGTCTATGACCCTTGCTCAGCTTAAGACCATAGAAGATAAGATAAATAAGGTAGAGACCGAAATAGACAAGAATGAGATGGCGGCTGCCATGAACAGCATGATCTCCACAGCCGAAGCTCAGGTCAGATACTTAAGTAATGTGGTGAACACCATCCTTCATGGTGATACCAAAGACGGCAAGCTTCATTTCAATACCAATGATCGAAAGAACGTAGATATTATCAACAATCAGGTTCTTCCGATCATGAACGATCTTCGAGGATATATCCGTAACAGAAGTACCGAATTTGATGAACGTGAAAAGCAGGATTATACAAATAGGATCAATACCGTCATTGCCGACATCAATGGTATTCAGTCTGATATTAAATCAGTACAAGACCTTGATGAAAGCACGTTGCTTGATAAGTTAATGAACGAACTTCATGTGCCGGCAGATAAGGTAAAGAGAGTAAAAGAATTTTTCGACAAGGTTCAACACGATGTTTCTTGGATAAGTAGGTGGTTTGGTATATTAGAGCATTCTTCCAGTCCGTTCAATAACGTTCTTGGAGCTATGATTGCCAAAGACAATTACAATGCGATGGTGAATGCCCAGCCCGCCATATCCGACTTCCTGGCATATGCGAAAAAGCATGGTTTTAACAAATCTGAATTTGAAAAACTGCTTCAGAAAGTAGACGGCAAAACTTCTAATTACCTTCGTAGTGCTCTTGATATGGCTAAATACGATCGTAATAAGAAGCTGGCGCAGATGCGAGCGTTTGCGACTGCCATGAACATAGAGATATCAGAAGAAGAAATTGGTGATGTGGTTGACAATAACCGTAATTACGTATTTAAAAGAGAAGTAGTTGACAAGGATGGAAATACGGTTACTGAAAACGCTAAATTCAAACCATCGTCTGATAGAGTTAATACCGATATTTTTACCATCGAGCAGGAAAAGATCTATACAGAGCAGATGGAAAAGTGGGATGCTGAAAATTCGGAACTGGAATTTAGCGAAAGTTATGCCACAAGAATGGAATCCATATACAAAAAGGCTGAAGAAGAATTAGGGCATCCGGTTTCTCAAACAACCAAAGAATACCTTAATGCCCTATCCCGGCAAAAACGGATATTGAGGCAGCCTTTTATTGATAGCGGTGGTAATTTTGATGAGGTTGCCTATTTTAAAAGCAGCAATTACGAAGAAGAAGGACTGCTTCGTAAACAACGTAAGGAAGCAGCTTCAGAATACATATATGTAGGAACCAGGAGAGTGGAAAAAACCGGCGACCAACTTAAGATGGCCAAAGAAATACAAGCTATAAATGAAGTTTGGAGAAAGGAATCAAATAATGCCACTAATGCCGTATCAGAATCGTTTTTGCAAAAATTAAGAACGATTCAGAGCGAGTCTGGAGGAGAAGCTGCGCTGAAGACACTTATGTTGGGAGGTCACCTGTCATTCAACGATCGGTTTTGGAATGATGTAGAATCAGAACAGTCGGCACGTACCGAATCAAATAACAAGGCTTCGTATCTTAAAATGGCGCATGATATCATTAGTTCTACGACAAGTGATAGAGATGCGACTGACGTGGATTCTATTGTGAAAGATATAGAAAAAAATAAGGCTATTATCAAGGAAATAATCGGAAACAATCGCGATGTGGCTGATATCGGAGAGATTAACGAAGCGACATTTACCTCATCTGAAAGAGATGCTTTTAGGGCCGCATCTGAAGCTATTGAAGCCGATTACGCTATTTTGATAGATTATGCTAAGATGGTGGGTCTTGAAGATATTGATAAGTACCTTACTAAAAGCAGTAAGGCTGAAAACGAAGTAAATCAGTCTTATTTAAATGCTCTTGCTGACTCCAAGGAAGTGGAATGGAAGTTCGTACAACGTCATACTACGGCGAAGAAAGCAAAAAGGATTCAGGCTTTAAGGGATAAGCTGTTTAAGGCTGCTGATAACCGATATCTGTTTACCGTATCTGAAACCAACTACCTGTCAGAAAAGCTTGGTATAAGCAAAGAATTAGACGGTAGAGATTTCAGGAATGCTGTTAATGCTAAGATGGCCAGCTTATTTTTAAATAATACAAGAGAAGAGGGCGTAGAAGAAGCTAATGCTATTGTTAATGAATTTGCCAGAAGCCAGGTTTTTTCGTACTATAAACGCATGGCGCCTACCGGATATGCAGCTATGATCGACAAAATCGGTCGAGGTGAGATAGATGTGGCGCAAATGGTTAAGGACGTACAAAACGGTACATCCACCCAAGATTATGGCATGGACATATCGTACTTGTCTTTCGACCCTGCAAGGGCATGGGTGGCTGAATCTGAAGCCGAAAATAGCGGTCGTAATCCTGATTATGTAAAAGATCATGGGTATGGTCATCGAATGCCTAAGAAAAGCCTGTATCGTGACGAATCGTATTTCAATGACTTTGGTATCAAGTATGATGCTGACGGTAATGAGGTTGCTACTAAAAACGTAGAGCAGTGGAATATGATTCAAAAACTCAAGGAAATAAAAAGACAATCCCTTGATCTATACAAAGAGCAGAGCCCGAACCTGTATGCTATTCCACAGATATCCAAACAAGATATAGAACGTGTAGAAGGATTGGGTATTAACTTCAAAAATACGGTTCGTAATTTTGTATCAGATCTGTGCCTGGACAGAGTAGACGATTCTCTATATGGTAAGACCAGGCAAGGAGAAGTGTATGATCCAGAAGACAGGCTTAGGTCTATACCTAAATACTACATATATGAATTGGAGAACCAAGATGATGTATCTCACGATTTTGGCTACTCTTATTCGATGCTTATGATGCAGTCATCGTTATACAACGAAAAGCAGAAGTCTATAGAGCTCGCTCAAGGACTGGAGCAGATGTTACTAAATAAACAATTTGAAGGTGGTAAAAAGGCTGAAGCAACCCAAGCATATCAGATGTTCAGGGACTTCTTCAACGATCATTATTATGGCATTAGGATGAACACCAAAAAACTTACGGTGAACATCGGAGGATATACGGTAGACCTTACAAGAATTATGATGGCTGTTGAAAGGTTTATGTCGGTCATGAACTTGGCACTGTCTCCATTTGTGGCAGCTACCGGCGCCTTAACAGGTCATATCAACCTCATCATGGAATCTGCCGTAGGACAGTATATAAGCAAAGACTCCCTTAAATACGCATCGGCTGAATTTTCACGCCTTGCTCCATCTTGTATAGCAGAAACCGGAGACATAGATAGGAAAAGCAAATTATATGTCATAGGTGAGAGAATGGGGATATTCAATATCCGAAATCGTATGTATGGTGCCGGATACAATAGAGCGGCCAGGACCTTAATGCGTTCGCCTATGTATGCTTTTATGGAAATCCTGAACTACCCTCTTGATCCGCAGGTTATGATTGCTACTATGGACAATGTTCGTTATTACAAAGGCCGGTTCTACACGTTCCAAGATTTCAAGATGGAAAAAGAACGCAATAAAGAACAGAGTACCATAAAAAGAGAATGGAACGCATTAAAAGATCGTACTTTATGGAGTATGGTAGACGTCGTGGATGGGAAGGTGGTTGTAAAGCCAGGATCGGGTGTTACTGTTGAGGAAGTAGAAACCCAGATGGCTATAACCAGAAATCAAGTTCGTAGCTTGTCGCAGATATGCAACGGATCTTTGAATGAAGAAAACCGAACTGCCGCATCGCGCAACTGGATAGCCAGGTTCATGACCGCCCACCGAGGATGGTTGGTGCTGTCGGCTCAACGTCTGTGGAAAAGACGTGGCTTCAATTTCCAGACAATGCAAGAAGAGGAAGGGTTGTCAATTACGTTAAAGAATATGATAGCCAAAACATTTAGCCTGGCTTCCGAGTCTGGTATGAAAAACATCATAGATGCCTGGAATGAAAATAAAGACAATATGAATGAGGTAGAAAAAACCAATCTCAAACGTCTCAGTGTCTATGCCGGCACGTTCCTTATCATGCAGGCCGTATCTATGCTTCTTGCCGGATGGCGTGATGATGATGAAAACGAAGAAAGTTGGCTTGCTCAATTTGGATCCTATGTCGGATTCAGAACCATAAACGAAATAGCTTCACAGATGCCGTTTATTATGGAGCTTAACGTGGTAGATATCATTAACGATCCGTTTGTTATGGGGCGAAAACTGAAGGATCTTACCGATCTTAGGAATTATTCACTTGATAAAGTAACATCCGGTACATACAAGGGAGAGTCTAAGTTATTTAGGCAACTCACCAAACAGACGTTTATCAAACAATGGTATAATATCAAGACGCCGGAAGACGTAGCGCGCGCCTATAATTGGTGGCAGCAGACGAACAACAAGTCAATGATGTTCTTCATCGGCGCTACTCCTGATTCGGAAGGGGACGATGATGTTAGCTACAAGTAGACGAAGAATATCGGACTTGCATTGTTTTTGTATGATTCCAATATGTTATATTAGCATCGTCAAAGAGTAGATTGTACGTTTTTTGTTCTTACTTGAAAGATTATGTAGGTTTAATTTTTTCTGAAATTGTTTTCTTACCGGTTCTCAGTCAGAGATGATAGGGAACCGGTTTCTTTTATGTTGTCAATTATTGCTATCTTGCAAACAAAAATCATGAGACGAAGATTTCAAATAGGGATGGGGGTAAATCCCTCGCTTATAATCAATAAAGGCATATACATCCAACATGTAGATGGAGGATTATATACAAAAGAAAATTGGTCTAATAAAGGATATTCCAATGATCTATGCAATGGAATAGCTCTTGTAGATAAAGTGTGTTTTGTTATAGCCACCGAATATATTGGCACATTTCGTTGGGGTAAGGATGGAGAAATAGACAATATATTTGCACAAGATAGTTCTCATATGGGAACTATTAAAAAGGATTATTGGGGGCGTGAAAATCAGAATGCGTATCTTGAATATGATACCAGTAATATAGATTACGCTTTTAATAAAGCTAATAGCTATTTATTTAAAAATGGTCAAAATGGATATGTAGGTGGCGCCGGAGAGTTTTTTTTGATATCATTGTATGCTAATGAAATAAACGAATGCCTTTTAATGGTAGGAGGTACGATAATGAGTAATAGAATGTGGACATCCACTCGAAATGAAAAATTTTCCTATTCGTGGTATTATGATATAAACATCCAAGGAGATCATTTGGATACAGGTTCAAGGGGTAGTTCACATTATGTCCGTCCTTTTACTGAATTAATTTTATAAAATTATGAGAAGAAGATTTGAAAATATTAATACAGTTGCTGGCGGCAAGATCCCTGTTTTTGCTTGTTCGATTTCGGCCCCTACAACCACATGGCGAAATCCTGTACCTATTCTTGGTTGTAGATACCGATCTAATGGAGCAACTATGGCGGCTTCCTATGTTTTAGATGAAATTAATAATAGCAAGGTATGTACGATGGGCGGTAATCCTATAAATTGTACGATATCAAATTCTGGACAATATATCCAGGCTTACTTTAATGAAGGATCGGTAACAGGTGATATTATGTTACAGTTTACGATTGGAGACGTTTTTTTATTATTTCTTTATTACAGAAGGATCCAATCAAGTACCTCAACTGAAATTAAGTCCAAGTACTCACCTTATTCATTCAATATATAAGATAAGTACAATTGGCAGCTTTGTTCCTATTGACACCTATGTAGAATTATAATAAAAGATATAAAAATAGTACTAAAATGTATTAGTATAAGATAAGACGGTTATTAATCATATATTACAATAATCCCCAACCGTACACCTATTGTATGGCCGGGGATTATTGTAGTTACCATCTTTTCTTGTAACAAGAATCCACTACCTTTACCTTTTCTTCTTTGTTCTTACCATAATTAAATTCATACGCATCTTCGAATGAATAAAAAACAGCATAACACGACATGCCAAACATATCGTATTTTATCCTGTTTTTCCATTTCCCAAAAATGTTTTGATATTGGCATCAATATTCTACTTCCCCATTAGTTAATTTCCTTTCAACTATTCTAAGAGGAATATGAAACAAGTTTCTAAGCATTAACTTCATGACCTTCCCTATCTGTGAAAACTAAACCAATACCTTCTACAATATATCCTACTACAGGAGCTTTGTCAAATTCCTCCTTCGTAGCCCAAGTAGCATTATCAGGCATAAGATCCTTGAATGCGTCCGAAACATCACCTTGGCACCAGCAGTTATTTGATACAACAATGCCTTTCCCTTCGATATTGATATACATCTTTCTTCCACCACATCCAAGGCTGTTCCATCCGCTCGGTACGTTTTCCACCATAGGCTTAAGCACCCAGCTTTCACCGTCTATCCTAACCCATCCTGGATCGTCTTTGTGCTTGTCGTACATATTTTGCCAAAAAGAGCATTCGTAGCACCACCCCCTGTCTTCCATGACAGTTCTTATCTCACACCTTTCAAATCCATCTGCATCCATCGTGTGCGGAGAATGAGGCTGGTGAGGGGTGCCACATTTTGGGCATACGAGTTTTAAATTATTTTCCATATTATTTTACTTTCACGATCTTAATAGAATCTCCGATATTGTATTCCCCTTGGTATCTAACGAATTTTATGATTCTATTATGTTTAAATATTGAAATTCTTTCGTCTTCAGCATAATACATCACACGTCCACCCTGTAAAGGACGTAAATCATATATAACCCATCCGTTATTAACCTGACTATCATCATGCGAACATGATGATAACACAAGTGCCATCAATAAAACAAAATACCTCATATTATTTTCAACATAAAAATTTATAACCTATTTTTACTGCCTCTGCTTCTTCTCTCGTATCAAACATTAAGGTAGTGACAGCTCCTATGCCTTCACAAACGTAAGACACTTTCACCCACCACCTAAAAACCCCAGAGCCATAATCATCATAGTACGGCTCAGAAAGAACTTCTTCTACATACCCATCCAAATAATTCACGATCGCTCCTCCTTATTTTTAGATTCAGCCTCTTCAAGTATGCTGATCACCTTATCAACAATATCCGAATCAGACATTTTCTCAATAAAAATATCCATTGCCTTAGTTATGTCATTGGCTTCTTTTTCCTCAAGAGCTATTTCCCCACCGGTAATAGCATCAGATAATGATGTAGATAAGTGTCTTATCTTATCAATGCTCATAAACGTAAATGGATTACCACCTTGACCCCCACCCATTTCTTTCATGATCTGATATCCACCTGAGATAAGTCTGCCTGATGTCGTGGCCAAGGAGGATACGATTAGGGACAGTACCGCCGCTTCCGTCCGCTCCTCGGACACACCCTTCGACCACACGGCTGCCCTTATAGCGCCGGCCAGATTGTCTATGTATGGCATGAGACAATCTTCCATCGCTTGTGTTATATCAGCTATAACCTCACTACGCTCTTTATTTATGTAGTAGATAGAAGCATTGTACCTCTTTATCTCTTTGTCCATATTATTTAAAAGACGCTTGATATTGTGCTTATACATAGGACTGGTTTTAATTACTTCCTTTAGCTTAAGAATGTAATTATAAGCCTGGTCGTTTACGAACAACGTCATGGTCTCAACCGTTGAATGAAGCGTGTTGAGACTGTTAAGGATCTTATCGAAATTGTTTATCAAATAAGCTTTTCTGGCTTTTGCTGCATAGTTAATCATCGTATTCAAATTTTAGATTTTCAAGTTCATGTATTTGTAACTTAAGAGACTTAATTAAATCCGTTCTCTGTTCCTCTGCATATTTCAAAGCTTCTTCTTTACTTTTAAAAGCTTGATACCCTATTGTATAAGGAGTGAACCGGCCAGGAGTGTCGGCTAATAAAGTACCATCATAATCTTCTATTTTAGCTTTTACTTTTCTTATCTTACCATCTTGCAGACATGTGTCTGTAATCCACACAAATGTATCATACATTTCTTCATATAATTCATACCATTCCGGCTTAGGAAATCTTAATGTGAATCTAATTTCGGTATCTTTCTCTAAGACATTAATATCATACGCCTCCGGCCACAGTTCTTTTATGTTGTCTTCATCTTCAGCATACGCCACCAATACAAATGAATTACTGGATTCTGCACTACACCAATATGGATATTTTATAGGCCATTTGACTGGACGGTAGTCGTTACCGCAGTCGGATTTTTTAATGTAAAATCTTGCTCTAATCATTATTCTTTTATTCTTTTAAGTATATGTTCAATCACTTTAATAGTCCACACGTTCCCCAACATCTTGTACTGTTGGGTTTCGCTGCATTCCCATTTATACCAATCTGGTACAGTCTGTAACCTGGAGCACTCTGTAGGGGTTAATCTTCTTATTCTGAAATCGCCATGTAATGCTCTCTGTATGATAAAATTGTTTCTATCATATGAATTACAAGATAATGTTGGAGCCTTATCTTCATGAAATCCACCTTTGTTAAATCCTCTTGGTATTTGGAAAATAAGATTATCTTTCTGAACTGTTGTGAGACAATTGGATTTTCCATCGTTTTTAAATTCAATCATCTGAACTGTTTTAAGACCAGATTCTCTACATGTAGGTTTTTCTGGATTCCTACCTCTCATTGCTACACAAATAAGATCGTACATGTATTTACCCTTTACGGTAACAGTATTGGATTTCTCATCTTTTGTTTTAATATTAGCTCCATAACAATTTCCCTTGTCGTGATTTCTTTTCAAGTGAAAAGCTAAATTGTTTAAAACTTTTTCAGATAAGTAATATTTTTCATCTACTTCATATTCCGCTATATCACTTATGGTCAAACCTTCGTCTTTAGGTTGAGGGATAATGCCGCCTTGAATATTAGTCCAATAAATACGTTTCCTGGTTTGAGCGGAAACAAGTGCTGAATTAATATGATTGCCTTTACACCCTATAGCATCATCAAATACCGGCTCCCATTTCTTTCCCATCTTAACGTTCTCAAGAAGAAACAATACATCAGGATTAGTTTTTCTTACATCATTCAAAATACGAATAAACTCCCAGAATAAGTAAGACTGACCGGCAAATTCAAATCCTTGTTTTTTTAATTCAAGATACTCATTAAGTGATTTGATTTCTATTCCTTCTACGGTAGACAACCCTTTTCTTTTTCCAAAAAAGGACATATCCGTACATGGGCTGCCGGCTAAAATAAGATCTATGTGTCCAAGATCTTCTACATTCAAATCCCTTACATCTCCTACTTGTATAGTATTAGGGAAATTTAATTGCGTTTGTTTAATAGCAAACTTATCTATTTCTGATACATAATATACTTCAGGTGTGATCCCTATTTCTTTTAACGCTATTTGACCACATGACATTCCGTCAAATAAACTTAACACTCTCATGGCATTATACACATTTTTCAATTTTAATTGATTTTGATGATAGATACATATTCCATATTCCTCTGCCTCTGTCACCTTTTTCGTTTTGTTTTTGGATTGTCAAGTACAGATCTCCGTCTTCACATACTTCAACTTTTTTCAAGAAGCCTATCATTTCATCTCCTGCTTCGTGTAAAATACGGATCTTATCTCCTTCTTTTAACCCATAATTGGAATCAAAATATTCTTTTTTGATTCTATCAATATTGTCTTTATGTTTTTTTATAGCATAAAGCTCTTTTCTTAATAAATAATTTAGTTGTTCTATTGTCATTTCTTTTCCTCCTTATTTAATGGTATCAACCCTTTTCCATGCTTGTCATACCACAGCATAGCTATGCAGTTCCATGCACATTGTGCAAGATGAAAACATCCTGTATCGGAATCCACTCTTTCTCCTTTCATGTATTCCATCAGGTGTCGAAACATTGCAGCTCGATACCGCTCAAATCCGTTGTCAAGATTCTGCCAATTATTAGGCCCATATTTCTTGGCTCCGGCATGATAGACTTTTACAATGTCCTCAATCTCTTCCATTGGAAGCAAATCCCATCGTAGTTTATCGTCAATGATGTCATTCTTCACCGATTCCCCTTCTTTTTTATTATTGTCTTTTTTTGAACTAACAGGTTCTAACAAATCCAAGGGTATGCTAAACTGTTTCCCTTTGTAGTATATGACAGCCATAACATCTACATTGTAGACCTCTTTTGCCAATTCGACCATAGCTCCCCCAGGAACAATATCATCTTTAAAAGAATAATCTTTTTTAGCAAAAAGAAATTCTCCTTCTTTGAAAAGGACATCATCATTCTTTAGTATATAATCAACTGGTATATCAATCTCCATACGACCTTCATACGACAGCGTGGCTTCCTTATCTCCTTTTTTGATATCTTTTTCACACACAACCTTAAGCCCTTTTTTGGCTACTAACGTTTTATAAGCATAAACATCTTTGTTAATAACCACATTTGTCCCCTTTAGGATAATAATATTGTCCATTTTTTTCATTGTTTTATCGTTGTTTTAATTAATATAGTCCATCACTCTTTTTTTTTACAAAACGATCAAATTCTTCTCCGCTCATAACAATGCGGTTAATGATAATTATGCCACTATCGCTATAATCATCATCTTTAATTCCCATATCATCAAGCTCCTTCTTTAAGTCTTCAAATGTAGGGCCTGTCTCGCTTTTAAAAAATAAAGTAGCATGTGCAAGACTTCCGTTGTTTAGTTTTACTCTCACGGTATAGAGATATCCTTTTTCATCTTCATCCTTTTTATTGATACCATCAAGGATGCTATTTATCATATCCTTGTCCTCACGTGATAGGTTGGATATGGCTATTCTTCCCTTTAATCTAAATATTTCATTTTCGTTCATGACTTTCTGTTTTTATTGTTTTCAAAATATTGTCTTACGGCTTCTATGGCTTTATCATCATCAAAAGCTTCTTCAAACTCCGTGTAGAACCTATCTCGCTCCATGCAGAATGTGTTTTTTCCTTCCGGTATAGGACGGAACACAACCACCCTCTCTTTGTCGTGATTGGTTCCTATTATGTTATTGTCTAAGATAATAGAATACCTTCTTGAACTTTTGTTGATAACAACATCATGTTGAAGACCATACAATTTAAGTATTTCCCTTAATTCATTTGTTTTCATTTATATTACTCCTTCCAAATTTACTTTAATAGAACCATTTATGGTTTTAATGCTCCCATCTATGGTTGAAATCACATCATCTATATCATTTATAATACTTTCCATGTCATCAACCACCTCCTCCATATCAGTTACAGCCTGATCTGATTCCCAATATCTTTCTGAGTCTTGTAACGATTCCGGTATATTATCTCTCGCCTCAGTCTCTTCGTCTAAAATCATATCAACATCATCTTTGGCTGAATTTATGTTGCACTTCAACTCCGATAACTTTGATTTGATGTATTCAAAATCTGTTTTATACTTATTTACGTTGTTAATAACATCCGATATTTTTTTTCTTCTCTTGTTGTTCATGCTTTTATCCTATTATAATATTCTATAACCTTTTCTTTTCTATCTCCTGGTTTTACTGCCATATTCTCAGCCAAGAACCTAAAATACGACACCGGTATGTCCTTGAATCTAATTCCTTCATATTTTCCAAACCACATTATTATACTGTCAAGATCGTCTTCTCTCCTACCATCTCCATTCACAGATTTAAGCGAGGCTGCCCGACGAAGGATCTCGTCTTTGGTAATAATATCACCCATCCTTATATTAGACAGAAGTTGATCGCCGGCAAACATACACCAGCCCTTAGAAGGGAATTGCTCAATTGTCAGGTCTTCTATCCGACCGAAACGCCTCATGTTGTCGCAGCAATCAACTATCAGCGCCTCTTTCTTGTCAGGATGGATGCGGACGGCGCGGCCTAATATTTGGTAATAAGTTGAATATGAGAAAGTTGGTCGCCCAAACATCACACAATCAAGTTCAGGAAAATCAAATCCGGTAGCAAGCGTTGAATAATTAAAAACCACTTTCAACTTACCTTCTTTGAAATCTGATATAATTTGCTCTCTTTTCTTTTTGGTTGTTAGCGATGTTACGACACCGGTTATGGCTCCCATCCTGGCATTCATGAACTCTGATATTCTATTACATGATTCGATAGAATCCATGCAAACCAAAATGGCTTTACGCTCGTTCATAAGTTGAAGAAGGCGCTTGTAGATAGAGTTGTTTAAGCCGTTTCGTACAATACTTTCTTTAATAGATTCGTTGGTGTATTCGGCTCCGGTACTGTTTAACATCAGAGCCGATTCATCAAACGACCATCGTTCGTACTTAAGTGGACACCAAAACCCTTGAGAAGTTAGTTCTTGTATTTGAGTCACATGAACTATTTTCTTGAAGAAGTTATGCTCGTCTTTCGTCAGCATATTGAGCTTGCTGTAGTTTCCTTCCAGCATGGAACTGTAGGTTCGGAGGCGGCAGGGAGTGGCGGTGAAGCCCAGCACCTTCGCCTCTGGAAACCCGTTCATAAACTCCATAAATTCAGAACCTTCTTCAGGAGAATATCCTGAATGACATTCGTCTATCAATAAGGTATCTATCCCTATATCCTTCAACCTCGCTACATCTTTCTTTATGCTCTTTAATGTTGCATAAGTCATAGCCGACAGCTCCTTTATACCACATGAAGCAGAATATATAGTAGGTTCAGAACCGAATGATACGGCCTTCGCATAATTCTGCTCCAGAATCTCTTTTGAGGGCTGTAATACTAATGTCGGTCTATTTATTTCATGTGCTATCTTGGATATCAGAAGGCTCTTTCCACATCCGCATGGGGCTACGATTATGCCAGGCTTCTTAGATCTTTCTGTAAGGAACTTAAGCCCGGCATCTACTGCCTCTTTTTGGTAAGGTCTAAGTTCAAAGCCCATCGCAATCTATTTTACTGTTTTTTGAAAGTTCTATTATCGCCTCTTTCAACATCTCCCTTGCTTTATCTTCGTTATCTTCAAGCAAGCATACACTGCACGATATGCCCATACGATCCCCATAAGCCTCGGCATTACCTAATGTGAATGCGCAGCAGTAATCATAATCCATGTTTTTTGCTACGGCAATAAACTGATTATCTTCTATCAGTACAGCATATTCAGCATCAGTTTCACACATGATAATGGCTTTATCTTTTTTTATAGACAACACCTTGTTTCTGAAAAGTCCGTTATAAATCCATAGTTCTTTTCCTGTATTTTTATAAAGCACAGCCATATCTTCCTTGATTGTGACTTCTTTTTTCATGACTTACTTGTGTTTAACATCAGTAATTAAAATGTATTTTTTAACAATATCTTCAAGACTCACAGAAGAACGTATATATGGTTTTTCTTCGTACTCATATAGAACGTACCCTTCTTTTATGTCTAATATCTTAATCACATGCTTGCCTCTTTCAAATGGATCCTCAAAGTAGTTCTTATGTTCGTATCTTTGACCTACTTTGATTTTGTCAGTTTTCTTCTTCATCTTATAACGATCTACTGCTCTACCTGTTTTTATGAAAGCTGTCGTGAGCAAGTATAATAAAACTAAATACAAAAGGATCGCTACTCCACATATTAGATCTTCTTTCATTGGACTCCCTTTAAGTAGTTAAACCATATATCCTCCAGCTTCTCCTGAAGTTCAAATGCTTTCTTGAAATTTCCACATCTTACAGCAACGTCTCTCATGTATTCTACGTTTATAACCTCCGGATCTTGCCGGTATTTTGTTCTTAACTTTTGAACATCCTCGTATTTCATCGCTTTATTTTTTTAGACGGATCCCAATCTGAAGAGAAAGGGCATTCGTTTTTGTTATGTAATCCAAAGTCACAATAATAACACAGTGCTGACGGGCAGGGCAGCTTGTTTTGCGAAACAGGCTGGCTTAGGGTGGCACGCCTCTTGCTATACCTGGTTCCTTCTGCTCCCTGGATGTATGCTTGAAATGCTTTTACACTATTATCTTCAAAATCATACATTTTAGACAAAGTGTCATTTAGCATCTCTATAGATTTTGTTTTACGTTCCTCATCTACCTTAACCTTTTGGTACTGTCTGGTCCTGGTAAAGAAATAGATGTTCATATCTGGCAGAACTCCGCCATATCTTCTATAGATGTAAAATGAATATATAGGATGCTGTAAATTTGTTTCCAACTTCTTAGAGTCAAAAACCTTATTACCGGATTTCCAATCTATGACATAATGGTGAACTACGTTCTTGCTTTTTATAGCCAGATGAAGGTCTACCGATCCTACTATGTACACATGAGTATGAACGGTCCCATTTATATCAACAGGCTTAGGAAGACGGTACGGCAGCACAAAATCTTCTTCGACTCCAACTATGGCGCCGTGTCTGATAAGTTTCTCGCAGGGATTAAGATCACTATCAGCTATCATAAACCTATTGCCGTCTTTTTTGAACAGATCCACAATCCAAGCAAGAAGTTCCCCAGATTGCTTCATGGCCATCATCATATTTTCCGGTGATTGCCAAGGTATGTCCTCCTGGTAAGCATAGTAACTTATTGCTTCTCCAAGGTCTTTACCAGAAGGCTGTCTTCCGTTCTTAAAGAAGTATTCCAGTGTCTTATGGATAACCGTACCATAGGATGTAGCTTCTTGTTTTTCCGTAGACCTTTTGCCCTCCACGTAAGTCTTATACCATTTCATTGGACAAGTAAGAAACGTATCTATCTGGGAATAAGATATGGCAAGACGTTTCACGCCATTAAACTCCTTATATAGCAGATGCGTTTCCGGGACCATCATAAGTCATTGTCTTTAAATCCTTCCGGGTAATATACGACATACTTCTTACCGTCTTCTGGTGTCATGGCAAACTGCATGTAGTTATTACGATTACGATGCTTGCCATCCAATCCTCGTTTCCAATACAGGATACCGTCTATATCCACATAAGACCGTCCGCGTTCGGCTCTAACCACGTCCGTGTGTAGCAGATACCCGTCGGAAGACACGATCCACACTTTATCCCCTTTGTTTAAATAAGATATTCTTTTTCTTACAACAACCTTTTTCTTATTATCCAATACAAATTCCTCGTCAGTCATACTCTTCATCCTCCTCTTCTTCTGTTTCAAAATCAATTCCATAACACTGATCATAATGATTGGTCAGTTCTTCTGGTTCTAAATCTTGTCCAAAATCCATATTAAATTATATACTTAATTCTCCTTCTTCATATTTTATATTCACCTTGTCACCGTTTTTGTAATTTTTTCCAGACAAGCATCTTACTCTCATTTGCTCTTGTCTTCCATTTTTCGAAATATTTACCATATAATGGTTCTTTCCTGATCTAAATACTATCTCCACCTCTCTGCCATTTAAATCTTCTGGACATTCGTACACCATTTCTTGTTTTAACTTAAGAAGTAACTTATATACGTAAAACAAAACGATAAAGAAAAACGACCCTATCACAACCCCTACTAAATGGGAACCCGAAAAGTACGTAGTCCAGCTATATCCAAGAATAAAATGTGTTATGCCTTTGAATGATATGATGTCCGACAAAGACATACTTAAATCAGAAGCATTGTCAATATCCGTATCCAGATCAGATCCTAATATCGACAACAAAAACTGTATAACAAAAGCAAATGATGCTATTAAAGCCATGCATAAAATTATATCATTTCCCATGTCCTTCTGTTTTTATTTTGTAAACAAGATCAGTCATATCTTTGATGGATTTAATATTGTCATCATTAACAACAATATTGAATTTTTGTTCCACCATCATCTCGAGTTCAATTTGATCAAGAGAATCTAATCCAAGTTCTTCAAACGACACATCTTCTTCATGAACTATATCCATTTCCGAATTAAGAAACTGAGTAATAATTATATCCTCTATTATCTTTCTAATTCTTACTTTTTCCATTGCTTTCTAATTTTGTTAAATAAATACGTTTTTATATTTTTCAATCGTTCTTTGTCTGTTTCAGAACTTCCGGTAAACAAATAATCCGGATTGCCTTTAGCCGGCGGCGTAGGCAATTTAGATACGGCAAACAACCAATCCATTTCCTTATTCTTCTTAGACTCCAAATAAGGCTCGGTAGCGATCTTAAATTTTTCAGCTATTAAGTCAAAGAGCTTTGAATTTTTAAGGTTCATATGGACTGAAAAAGCCTGAGAAGGCGGTTTCCATATGAAGTTACATAAGCTCATTGTGTAATCTCCTGACTCTGCTATATAAGATTCCGTTACTTGAAGTATGACCTCTTTCTTAAATGAAGTATTACCCATAAACCAACACAATCTGGATTCCGCTTCTTTTCTGCTGACACCTATGTCTTTTGAATATGATTCGTACATTCCTATCATAATCTTCAACGTTTCCAGAACCTCGTCTGTCATTTCCGGTGTCTCTATATAATTCACAAAAGACGTTCCTTTGTTGGTCAATCTCATCACGCCTGATTTTAATTTCTCAACCAGGCCAAGCTCTATATATCTACCAGCATCTTCTTCCTGCATGGCTTCGATCATAACCGAATCCTTCTGTCTTATGGCAAGAAGATTAGCGAGATCATTAGGAGTCATGTCTGATGCTGTAAGTTGTCTGAAATTGATGTACATTCCTAATCAGCTTTAATGAAAATAACATCTCTATTATCCTCCCTCTCCGCGTGACTACACGGACCTGCAATCACATGCACTGCCCCGAATGTAAAGTAATTGAATATACATCCTTCACATCCTGCATTTGGCGCCGTAGGTTCCACACATTTTAATCTCACAAGTCCGGCATCAAACACTTCTCCTACTTTAAATTCCTTCTTTTCCATATTTCCTCCTTGTTTTTAACTGTTGTACCCTTCTTTGATAATCGAATTTCTACCGGTAGACACCGACTGACGGAGATCATCATGTACAGAATCTACCGTAGAATACTTGTTTCTGGTTGTAAAAATAACTTCCAGCATCTCCTTGTAATCACCTAAAGCCACTTCGTATCTTGGATCCACTTTGGCTTTTCTTTCAGCCTCGGCATTACTTTTAGCCAGCTCTCGGTCGAGAAGGTCTTCTTTGATCCGGTCAGCAATCATATCAAGTTCTTTTTTAATAACTTCTCCTGCTGCCCGAAGTTGACCTTCTACGTCACCAAGCTGGTCTTGGACGGTACCTATTTCTTTCTTTAGACGATCGTATTCGTTAATCATACCCATATCACCTGCATAGCCGGAAAAGTCCTTGATTATTCTGGTTCCTTCTTTAAGGAGCTCAATGACTCGTCTTTTGCGTTCTCTGCTTATTAAAGACGGAAGACGATAATTCATATCCGCTACTGCTTTATCATGTATGGAGTTGATTAAAAACATCTCTCTTTCATCCCCTGCGAACTCAGTAAGAACCAAAAGGAACTTACTTATCAGGTATTCGTTTTCTTCTACGGTAAGTCTCATACGTTTCTTTTTTTTAATATACTGACTGTTCTTCCTTTACCTCTTGTTCTTGATCTTGATTGTTCGTAACGTCTTCCACAGTATAGAGCTTGGGCGGCGTCGGCGGCTGGTTGGGGTTCACGAACTTCGTCCCTCCCTCCCCGTACATCCATCCATGCCCCGGCAGGATCTCTGGGTGGATTGTATTAGTAAGCTCTTCCATACTAACTTGCCTTACCTTCAGTATATGATGAAACACCAGTCCGGCTGTCCTGAATGATGTTTTGTTTTCAGTTTTAAACCGGTCAAGAGTCTGATACCAGTCTTTCCCAAATATCATATACTTGTCCAGCCCGTATCTGCGAGGATTATGCAAACCTATCATTAACGTACATAGTTGCCCCAGCGTATCAGACTGATAAAAGTCAGAAAGACGGGGAGGCTGCTCTTGAGGGCTTTTTATCCTTCCTTCTATCTCTCTGTTGAATTGGGATATGATGAGGAAAAATATGTTTTTATATACTAATTTAGCCTCGTTCATAACCGCCACCAAATCATCTATAGCCGACTTAGGATCCAATCCCATTCTTTTTATCAAAGCAATATGATCGACTTTAAATATTATAAGACGTTTGTCTTTATGCTTAGTAGCTATATGATATACAGCCGCCTCAAACTCTTTTACCGTACACGGAGCGTCGATGTATATTATATTATTTCTGATTTCACCTTGAAGGATTTCAAACATCCTCATCTCTTCTACTGTATTAGAATCTTGCCTTCTTAATATTTCAGGAGCCCGTTTTTTCATATCCTGACTCATTCTGCGAAGAAGAAGATCTTGAGGATTCATTTCGAACTCGCAATTGACAAGAAAATAATCTTCTGCTTGTGGGTTGATCATCGGATTCATCACATTTTCCAATATCTTTTGGGCCACATACGATTTACCCACAGATGGCCGAGCCCCTATGGCAATAGCATGCTGAGGGAAAATACCTCCAAGCAAAGCCTCATCAATATAATCGTATCCGGTTTTAGCGGGGATAAGCTCTCCCCGCCTGTATTTTAAGATATTTTCATACGCCTCTTCCATAACCTGTTTGGAGGTTTTGAATATCCTTCTTATATCTATCCTATTTGCTATCTCCTCGTGCATTTTTGTCACCTTTTGTATCCGATTTGGATCCCCTATTAGCTTTTACTGATTTATACCTAAGACCGTTTTTGGTATGAGAACAATCTTTGCCTTTCCTCCAGCTTTTGCCTTTCTTCTTGTCCGTTTCGTAGTTTTTACGACCAAGCTCCCGGCGTTTGGCTTTCTGTTCCGGTCTGGCATTTATCTCCTTGTCCTTTTTAGCCTTTTTCTTCCTGGCTTCGGGATGAGTCCTGTAGTACTCTGTCGATCTACCCATGTGCTTATATTTTTTTTGATGAATAATAGCACAAAGATAGGTAATTCGCGTCCTATTTCAACCTGCCGTAGCTCATATCGGGATCACACCAGACATACCCGTCTTTCTCATCATGGAGATACTCAGGGCATCCTCTGCATGCGCTACTGCCTGACACTATTTGATTGTTCTTATTAGGGCACTTATCTCCAGGTTTATGCCATTCTATTCTCGAACCTGATCGTTCTTTGTTTACATGACAGAACTGAAAGACTTTTCCCATCGTCTTCTCGCCAAACATACCTATATGTGTGTACTCTTCCGGTATAGCGAGAAATTCAGATAAATCTTTATACATCCTTTCCCGTTCCTCTGGCGTAGACCATAGTCTATCAAGTTCGGCATGGACTCTTATCTTAAGAGACCTCAGTGATGGCCCCGCAAGCCGGCCTTTAGCTTTTCCCTTATTCGGCCCTGATTCATGAACACCGACATAAGCGTTGCATGGTTTACACATCATAACCATCCCTAAGCCTTTTCTGCTATATATTTTATCGGCATTGACCAACTCGGTTTCTCTTCCGCAATAAGGGCAAATTTCGCCTCTTAAAATCCGTTGTTGCCGCACATTGAGTTCCATACTCTATCCTTTTGTTTCTCTTTAAACTTTTCATACAAACTGCTTTCAGTTTCCATTTCCGAGATCTCCACCTCTACGTCCTCTCTTTTGAAAATTACTTTCTTGGCTGTAGGATACGCACATTTAGAGATACGAATAGCATTACGAATAGCGTAAACAAAATACGTTTCTGGTGATGATTCGATCACCACTACCTCGTTTAAAGTGTTTTTATAATTTTCCATGTTGTTATCTACTTGCTTCAATTACACACCCTGGATTATCTTCACATGCCTCTTTGTATTCGATAAGAAACTTAAGAAATGAATCATAAGACCCCCATCCGTTTTCTGGTTCGTATCTCAAAAGACTCTTTCTCTTGGAGATCATAATATATATACCTTTTGTGAGTATCTTCACCATCTCCTTAGTATCTATTTCCCTGCCCAATTCTTCCAGTCTCCAAACATAATCGTATAGTGTTTCTTTGTTTTCTGATACGAATATTTTTTGTGCCATCTTGTTCATGTTGTGGGTGATGTTTGCAACCCATTTACGATCCTCTTCTTTCTTCTTGCTCTTAATATAAACGTCCAGGCTCATAATATTTCTCTTTTACTTTGTTATTAATTATCAAATCTGCCACATCATCTCCGTCCCCTACATTCTCAACACTCTGAAGATAGTCCGATACTTTTATCCTTGACTTCGTCATCATCCCATCTATCTTTTTACTCCATGTGTCAAATGCTTGTCCTTTGTCCGGAAAAGCTACAGTCTTTCTATCTTTTAAAACATCTATCACTTCCGGTCTTAAGTTCTGCAACCCACCGGTAGCTACAAACAACTCATCTGGTTTATTCACGGCGCATATAATAGCCGTCTTTTCTGACTCCACCAAATTAACTACCTTATCTGGATACTGGCTTAGAAGATGTTCTCCAAACAGGCATTGTCTAAACAAGAAGTCTCTTGCATGCAACGAGTGATAAAACATGACATGAGGTCGCTCATTGTCACCGTCTTTTTCCTTCACTCTTTTTACATCAATCTCATTCCCCTGGCTGTCGGTCTTTATATAAAAATCCATAATCTTGCCGGTTCTGCATACAAAGTCCTTATCTATCTGCCAGAATATACAACACCCTTTCCATCCCCATAAGTCCATTGTTCCAACATGATACCTTCTAAATACGTCAGATACCCTTTCTTTTCCCCATAGAGACGATAAAAATCTAAATACGGTGTTTCTATCGTCTGGAACTACAGTCCTCTCAAACTCGCTAAAAGGTATGTAATTTACAACGTCAGGATTTACAGGAGGACGATAAGCTCTTATGCACTTATTTCCCGAAATCCAAAGATCTTTGTCACCTACATCCTTGCCGGTAGGTCGTTTATCATAACCGCAAGTTCGTTCATGATCGCATCTTCCAAACTCATTGCCAACGACCTGACCGGTCGCCACATCAATATAAGGGGTAAGGCACCGGCTTTTCCCGCAAGCCGGGCAGGTTAGCTTCAGTCGGCTCCTGCCAAGCCTGCGGTCAAGTTGAAACCGAGGTACGTTTTTGTATTTTCTAAAATCAAGCATCCTTAGCTCCTCTCATTGCTTTTTATATCATGAACCTTTTAGATATTTCCTCTGCAATATCATATACAACCGTATGATCCTCTTCATTGTATGGTTTATTGATATTCAACACTCCTTTTCTCACTTTGAATTTCTTATCTTTTCTAAGGTGATTCAACATACCTTGTTGGAACACACAGTCCGCCTTTTCAAGTGCTATACTGTCTTCTGTCCATTCTTTCAGCGTATATCCTTTGCTGCTCGTGCTTTTTGGAGAAAAGTTCATAATACGTGCATCAATCCCATACCATGCTTTAACCATTCTTCTTTCAGCTTCTAATTGAAATGCATATGATTCCCATATTCCCCCTGATTTAAAGTCGAGAATAACCACTTCTTCCTTCTCCACGTCTCTTACCTCCTTCTTCGGATCACCTTTTTTGAACTGCCCTGTGGCCCTTTGATACACGGCTCCAAAATAACCTTCTTCTTTGTACTTGAATGTCATTTTAACCATCGCATCTATCGGCGTAGCTACCAAATAGTCTTCTAATGACAATATTCTTTCAATCATCATCGGCTTAACCTTATACTCCGAACAAAATTTGGCAAACCTCATAATTCTGACAATCATATCATCAAGATCATCAATACTGTTAAAGAACCGATCAAGATTTTTCTTAGATATCTTCAGCTTACCTTCTTGCACTGTCTTAACTATAAAACTTCGATTTAAGACCATATCTCTACCTGTTAGGTACAATCCGTATAAGTAGTGCATGATCGTTCCCTTATCAGCTTCATACTGCGCCACCTCTTCCGGATTGCGACCAAGCATCTTTATCTCTTGCTTCCATTCCTGAAGTGCGGTCTTATCATCTACATACCCATCTTTGATTAAGGTTGTTACTGAAGCATATATCTTGGCCGTTCCATCATCCATCTTCCTTACATAAAAACGATTATCGTCTAATGTCAATCTTACGAATTTGGGAGTCTCAATCTTCTTCAACTCATCGCAGATATAAAACGGCTCTAACGTTTCTTGATTTTCTGTAAACGGATTCGAATCTTCCTCTCCAGGGTTAGGATCTGCTTCCTCCGCCGGAGCTTCCGGTTCCTCCTTCTGGGCCTGCTCTGGCTCAGGCGCCGGCTCTTCAACTACTGGAACCTGCCCGCCTCTTTCTGCTATGTCTTTATTCTTTATTAAAGCCATAACTTCCTTTTTCAATTGCTCTGGTGTCTGATTAGGATCTGATACCGACATCACAACATCGTTCATCCTAAATAACGTATTTCCTTCTCCTTCCACCATAGGGACAAACCCTAAATCTGTCAATATTTTTATTTTCTGTTCTATCATAACATTGTCTCAATTAATGCTTCTTTAACATAATACAACATAGTTTCAGCTTCATCTATATCCGAAGCCGCTCCCTCAAAGTCAATTTCTCTCTCACTCTTTTTCCTTTTTACGTTGGCAATGAAAATGATTTCACCGTCAGCTTCTATTGTGACCTTGTATTTTTTTTCTCATATCTGTCAATTATTTCAATAATCAACCTACCTCTTTCTTTAATCATTCCTCTACTTTCCATATCCAGTACCTTATTTATTGCATATTTCCATACAAAAGGAAATTCTGTTTCAAGTTTATCAAATTCCATCCGGTCAAGATACATGTCGAATATCGTATGCTCCGATTCATGTAGGAAAACTATATTATCTCTGCAAGTAGCAACCGACTTATATATCCTTTTAGGAAGTATGTGACATACGTTACACACTGTAGGAAAATGAATAGCCCTACCAGTCATAGACATCCGAATACTATTTAACTCTTCCAGCATAAGACGAAAAAACCCGGATAAATCCGGGTTTTTTAACTTTTTCTTCTTGTTGCTGTTTTTAATGGATGTAATTCTGTTTTTTTTCTTCGGAGTCAACTCTTTGCTCCTACAAGCCTGGCATAAGCCATGACTTCTTATCATCACTTTTCGTCCGCATCGTTCGCAGACGTATAGCTTCTTTTCCTTGCTTTCCATTCGAATAATAATGATATTATTGAAAAGAACAATCCCGCTGAAGCCAGTAGATAAGGTACGTTCATTAATAATTTAGATACCTCGTCTGTCTTAATCACTATCAGAAGGAAAGCGCCTGCTGAAAGCAATGATATTATCGCCACAACAAGCGCTATGTTGGAAACTACATCAGCCTTACTCTTCACTCTTCTTCTCGCCTAATTTTTCAGCTCCCTTCTGAAGATCGTATTTGAATACGTCAATGATCTTCGTTTCAGCAATAGCTTCGCAATTCCAGTCTCCTAACGTGCCCTGCATACCTTTAGTTAACACAGCCTCAGCGTCTTTCGGATTGCCGGCCTGGACATACATATAGCATGGCGTTTTCTTTTCTTTACCTTTCTTTTCATCCAGTGTAATGTAATTCACCTTACACTTATACCAGTACTCAGCTTCTCCGTTGAAGAAGATTTCCGACACTTTAATAGGATTTATTTTAATAATGTCGAACACTTGAAATAAATCCTTGAAAATCTCTAAAGATCTTGATTCTGCCTCTGTATAAGACAAGGCATCTACCAAATACTTTTCAGTTACTTTCTTTTTTTTGCCGTTCTCGATATTATCAATCTCGGCTTTTACCGTAATTTCAAACCAGCGATTCATTGTATTAATATTTAATTAGTTGATTCCTTTCCTTTCTCTATACTATTTTTAAATCTTTCAGAACACCACTGCAAAACATCCATCATCATCATCTCATTATTAGATAAGATGCCTTTTATAATTAACGCCAATTGATGCTGTGACATTCTTAGGCTCATATCAAATCTTCTTTCCTCTTCATTTACTATCGTGGCTACGAAATACTTACACCCCTCTAAGTGCGTCAGGGCTTCAATCATAGCTTCTTTTATCTCTTTTTCTTCCATTCTGTTTGTTTTTTTTGGACAAAGATATGTCTTTTGATAATAAAAAAGATTCAAAATGATTTAATTTAGCTTAATTACTACTCTTTTGATTCGTCCGGCATAGGCATGTCAAACTTTTTCCTGATAAACGATTCTGTTTCTTCATTGAATGGATAGGCCTCCTTAATAAAATTCATAGCTACCTCCATATCACCGTCTGCTATATCTTTATACCTTTCAAAGATACCAACCAGGTCATTGTTATATGAACGCTCTTGTTTTATGTTGTACACGTATTTCAACACCTTGTCTTTAATTTCATTGGCTTTTTTCACGGTGTCATTGAAGGTATTTATACTTGTCAATTCAGGGTTTTTATTTTTCGCATCTATCTTATCAAACTCTTCCTTGCTATATCCTGTTTCTCCTTTAACAGCCGGGCAAACACCCTCCTTCATGATCCAAAACTGTTCATACGATCTTGTCAGAAACCTTGATTCTGTTTTAAATGCATTATACTTGACAAGCAAATTAGCCACCTCAGTTGCACCTTCTACGGTTCTAAAACCGATGCCGATATCTTTTAACATAAATACTGGAACTCCAGTTCTTGGATACACGACTTCTTTTTCGTTCTTTATATTCCAGTTTTTAGCTTCAATTGGAATACCTTCACCAGCAAGCTCCTTGTCTATATACAGACTTATCTCTTCGTCTGTCAATGCCACAATCTCATCTCTGCTTAAATCAAAAACTGTTTTCATTTTTTTTATTCATTAAATTAAACAACTTACTTCTTTGTTCAGGCTCCGTATATTCCACCCATATATCGGCTGCCACATTTCTAAGAAATTCCATAAAGTCTTGATGATCCCTGTATTCAGCAGAATCAACTTTTCTCACAAAACTTAGAATTTCCTTTAACATCTTATTGTTTTCTTCAAGAAGTTCTCTGTCGGTCATAACCTTTCAAATTTTCTTCTTATGGTGTTGATTCTTTACCGCTCTGGCTACCTCCGACAACTCCACGTCCCTTTCCATTGTTACCCGAAAATCTTCTTCTGTTAAAGAAAAAGACATAGTTAATGTAGGAGTATCCTTAAAATACCAATCACATAATTCTTTTAACTCTTTACGTTCATCCTCGTTTTTACATTTATGAATGGTAAGGTAATTCATTCTTTCCTCTTTTTCTTTGTCTGTTAAATCTTTTTTCATAATTCTAACTTTTAAAATTGAGTATATAATTACCTAAGGTAATAGATCATCCAAATAAGCCCATGATTCCATTTCATCTAATCTGCATAAAATACATCCTGGACGGCTGGATATAAAAGTTCTGTTCTCTTCCAATATACCCATAATTGGATTCTTTGATCCTATTGTTGATTTCTTAGGGAGAAACACAATAAAACGGTGGCAATCTGGAATTACTGTTATAGAATGCCACACGCTGTTAATGCGCCATTCTGCACCAGCTTTAAAAAGAGGAACAGCAAATTCTATATCTTGTTTCATGTCTTATTAATTGCTCCAAGTTGTCTAATCTTAGTTTTAATCTCTAAAAGTTGAGCGTTGTTGATTATATTCTTATTCATATTTTATTAAAGTTTATCTATTATTTTGTCACCCATTTCCTGCCATTCATCACTCACGCTTATAACCAATCCTATGACAGTTGATGATAATAACAATGTAAAAATAAGCCATAACAGAAAGCAGATAAAAACACATACATACCTCATGATTTTTTAGTTGTTAGATAAAAGCAAAATCGGTTCATTTGACTCCGCAATTGCTTTTATTTGTTCTGGATTGACAAAACTCTTAACTTGTTCGCTTATATTACAAATGGACTTGATCATATCAACGAATAATTTCGAGGTACATTCGTTACACTCCACTTCCATTACCTGTTTATGTCTATTGTATGATATGCTCGTTACACAATTCAGCCAGTGCGCATAAGTTCCTTTTTCTGTATTTAACCTGCCGTATTCTACTTTTGTCTCTCCATTTCCATATTCAATTACTCTTTTTAGAAATGGTTTTGCATAAACACTAAAACCGAAAGGTTGGGTGTTTAAGGCATCTAAACGGGAAGTTCCATCTCTCCATTTTCCATTTTCATCGCCTCCTGTCCATTCCTTAGAGGGGTTAGGGACAATATTTCCGTTTTTGTCATAAGAAAACGTGCAATTCGTTTCCAGTTGATACTTAATAACAGGCACTTCTTCTACTATTTTATAACTCAAACATCTCTTCAGAACTTCCCTGATTTGACTTTCCAAATCAGAAAGTGCTATACTATTGAAATATCCTTCGTTGCCTAATCTGTTTGTAGGTAATTTGATCCCATAAGAATGAATCTTGTCCACATCTTCTTTTGACAAGGTAGTGGTAAACACTCCTTCTTTGGTGACATTCACTTTAACAGTTACAGACAAACTGTTATTAGCGTTCTTTTCCGTTATATTTAGTGTTGTTAATGCTGCCATAATCAGATCTTTTTAAAATCAATTCGAATAAATATAATGCATTCCTGCTTCATACACCTTATGTACATCAGGGTCATTCTTGTCTTCCGGTTCCAATTCGCTCTCTTCACGAGTATAATCCCATTCAGAGTTGTAGTACATATCCTCGTTTGTTTTTTCCAAGGAACAATCTTTCATTAGATTCATATTTTCTCCCCATACTGCAACTTCTTGTCGTTGCTCTTCTTCCGTCATAAGGGATATTTTGTCTTTCAATTCTTTCCAGGTCATGATTTTTAAAAGATGATTAATAGTTTATTCTACATCAAAAAGCTGATCTAACACCAACAATTCCGCATTCATATCTTCATCTTTCGGGAAACGAACTTTTATATTTCCAAACTTAGATGTCTTAAACAAGATGTAGGGGTTCATATCTTCGGCAGTCACCGGCTTATATTCCTTAACTTCCGACATCTTGAGATACCAGTCACCTATTTTTACAAACCCAGAAAAGATAGAACACAGATGCGCTTTTACAGACTGTATCTCCTTTTTATCTTTGAAAGGTATAATTTCGTCCTTTCCCCTTATCCTGATTGACAAGAAAGGACGAATGTTATCTGTTTCATTTTGAAATTTGAAGCCTGTTATGGCTTGCTTGGGGATTCTTCTTCCCATTAATATAAAATAGCTCATTGTGATAAGTGATTTTGTTTTATATCAGGTAAGTAATTTGTAATAACATCAAGTGATATCCATAACTCTGGCTCTATGCTGTTTTTTATTCTATCACTGAAAAGAGAATTATCATCACAATCACAATGAGAGATTGTGATATAACAATCTTGATAATCCCACCAATGAGCCGATTTAAAATCGTCTCCTCCATTCCAAAACCCTATTCTTATACCTCTTGGGTTGAAATCTTCATCTATCCAACTTGGGTGATAAGCCAACACTTCTTCTCCCTCTGAAGGTTTTTCCTCTTTGAATTTCTTCCAGTTCATCTCACCTTTAATTAATTAGACACAAATATACAAGTTTTACTAAGATGCCCTTCTGTCATCTCTTTGACATACTCCCACACCTAAAGTTCGCGGTAGTATGTCAATCTATTGATTTCTTCCCAATCTTTTTAATCTTTGTTGGTCTTGACAATCGATAATCCTTTTCTATCGGCCTATCGAATACGTCATTCCTATATCCTTTATATCCTTTCTCGTAAATACTAACCCTTGCACAAAACTCAACCACATCGCCTGGTAATAAATCGGCGCTTTCGAATCCTTTTGTCAAATCAAACCACAAATGATCTGTTACTATTTTACCATCGAGTAACACGTCTTGTAAAAGTATTGTCTTTACAGGTCCTTTATACCCATCCCTGAATCCAAAACGAATGAATGTCGCTGTAAATACGTGCCGATCTCTTGATCCTATTATTTTCAGTTCTTTTCTCATTCTCTTTCATTTATTTGTTTCACTTATGAAATTGACAACATCCTTTAGATATCCTTCTGTCATCTCTATGAAATTCACACAATCTAATTTGCTTAACTTGTAAATCAATGCCGGATTGTGTACTATGGCTATAATTTGTGTTTGTGGTTTATGGAATGATAATACATTATAAATTTGCATTATATTGTCAATGTCAAGATTCCTGTCTGGCTCATCCATGAGAACCGTGTATTCAAAACTGCTTTCTGCTAATGTTATGCGGTTTCTTTTATAATACTTCAACAGACTATCAATCCTTTTAATCCAAAACGCATTTGATTTTTTCTTGTATTCTACAAGATCTTGTATTGGAAACGTATAATCCTTTTGACCGAACATTAAATTGAAAAGTGATTCCAATGATAACACCACTTTCTCTCCATAAGATCTTCTAATATTATTCACATACAAATCTAAGTTGCTGATGTTTTTCAATACACTATCTCGATTCATCTCCGCCGATGGCAATAAACGGAATACTTTCCCTGCATAATCGGATGATATGTCAATCCCATCAAGAACCTTGTCATCATCATCAAATATAGGTGGAAAATCCAGTGCCTCGATCGGTATTTCAGAGCACATGGATTTCTCACATAACGCATACATTGATATGATGTTAAGCAAAGTTGATTTTCCACTACCGTTTTTACCTACAATCACATTCACTCCTGGCTTGAAAATAAATTCTCTACTATTTTCAAACGCTTCTATGTCAGAAGCATATTCAAAAGGAGTTTTTGTATTGTCTTTTATTTTTACTGATGTTATCATTGTAATCCTTTTTAAAAATCAATTACCGCCCGAACCATGTCTCCGATGTGCTTGTTGCCGGTGCCCGTGAGGCCACTGGAGAAGACCACGTACCACGCGACGGCCTGGCTGCTCTCAGTACTGGACCAATACCACGTCGAGGAGAGGGGAGATGCCGAAACATAAGTGAATGCTTTGTTTAGTTCGTCCATATAATGGGCCATTAAATTTAATTGACCAAGAGATGGTATATACTCGCCATCTTCCAGCAGATTTCTCAATTTTGGATTTCTGGCTACAAGGCGTTCCGTATTGCCGCGTCCGTCAATGTCAAACAGCGCATCACATTCACGTTCGTAATATGTTCCACTTCCGGATTCTTCACGGCTATCATCGTCAAGCAATTGTATGATATCATGCTCCGTCAGTGAGATTGCAAATGACATGTATCTGTGCTTCAACCCAATGTATCGTACACAATCTTTGGAGTTATCGCCGGTAAACGGCTCTGCATGTCCGTCTTCGTAGATTATATACAGTCCGTCAGTTGACTCTTTCTTATCCTCTTCGGATGGTACTCTGTTTTCACATGTACATTTCTCACTTTTGGATCTTACGATTATATTCAATTCATTTAATACATGATTCCTGATGACACTCTCGCACGCTCTTCTTACAAAATCATGATCTCTTTGTTTGAGTTCATCATTCACCATGCATCTGATCCAGTTTTCTATCTGGTTGTCACCTCCATATGTATTAACCATGTACCGTTTTACGTGTTTCTCCAATAACGGCTCTATGTTTTTGATTATATCTTCTTTGGTAAGGTGAAGTTCATTTAATATACAGTTCCTTACCGCCCTGTATTCTTTACTTGTGCTCATGATATGCCCATTTAATACTGTGAATCATATTTTCTTTCTCTCCCGCTGTCTTCCCCTATAGGATTATCCCATCCGTATTTTACAGCCGTAGCTTTAAATAGAGGTAGCCCGTAAAATCTATAATCATCCTCATCCCAGTCTTCAAGACCTTCTTCCAGAATGTAGTTCCACATCATTACACATTCAAACATTAAACTGGCTGATATTCCTCTCTGATTTAATGCCTTTTCAAAACCGAATCTTACATCTTCTTCAAGCTGTTTCAAAACATTCTCCCTGGTAAATTCAACTACAGTACTGTTCCACCTTTCTTCGTTATTGTATTCTTCGTTCGGCTCCATACCGAAATCCTTTATCATGTTATATGGGATAAATTTAGCCAGTCTGTTAAAATCTCTACCGTCTAAACATTTTGATGCTAATCCTTTAAGTTGTTCTAATGTTTTCATAAGCAATTTTGTTTGGTGATTATATACAACTTTACACCATCTATATAAAACAGAAGCCGGATAATG